TCACACTTTCGCGACTAAATCGTCCAATTTTCCGACTAATTCCGCCTGCATCGAAGGCAAAACATGACTGTACGTTCCGAGCGTCGTTTTGATATGTGCGTGGCCTAAACGCTCCTGAACAATCTTCGGACTGATTCCGATACTGATTAAATACGTCGCGTGAGTATGTCGCAAATTCTTCGGAGGGATTTTCGGGAGCTCAAGCTGCGCAATTAACCGAGTAAATGCCCGTCGATAGTTATTCGGATGTACCCACTTACCGTGCTTCGTACACACTACGAGATCATAGTCGATGTAGTCCTCGCCGAGAATTTCTTTTTCGCGCTGGACCATTTTCTTATGTTCGATTAAGTATTCGATAAAGAATTTCGGTAAATGGACGGTCCTGAAGCCCGCCGCAGTTTTGACCTCGGGAACTAATCCGTAATTACCTTCGTCGTCTATCTTAGCGAGAGTTTGTCGAATTGTTAAATAACCCTTTTCGAAGTCTATATCGGACCACCGCAATCCGAGAACCTCCCCCATTCGCATGCCTGTAATAACGGATAATACCATTCCGATAAAGTAACGAGTTAGTGACACGATACGGTTGCGAGCATCCAAAAACGCTTGTACATTCGACTCGTTCCATACTTTAGAAATGCGATTTTCGGGAGGAAGGTTTACATCGTCAAGGATGGCGAGGTCGAACGCTCCTTTTCGGGAAGCTTTCTTTAAGACTTCGGCGACAACACCGAAAGCTGTCCGGATGGTTGCCGGAGCAAGTTTCCGTTCATTGTGAAGTCGATTAATATAATGCTGCAAGACTTCCTCAGTGATGTCTTTAATTTTAAACGTTCCTAGATATGGAAGTATGTTGTAATCAAGCTGCTCGCGGTAATTGACGATTGTACTTGATCGAAGTCTAACCTTTTTCGATTCAAACCATTTTTCAGCGAAGGTACTAAACACGCTTTTATTAGGGTTATGAGAATTTTTTTCCTTATCCACCTCTATTATGACCTGCTTTAAAACCTCTTTCGCCTCTCGTAGACTCGACATTCCTTGCCTTCTTTTTTGAATTCTAGCACCAGTTATCGGGTGAACCCCGCCAGAATATACAAAATAATATTTTCCGGTTTTATCGTCTTTCTTAATCACTGTCATTATCCTCACTCCAATTGAGCGAAAGATTAATGCTAGTTGTGATGTCCTCTATTATATCACTATGACCCCTTTTTAGGGAGTCACACGTCCTCCAACGCAACCCACACGATCTCCCTGAACGGTATGTCAACGCCTTCAATCCGCAATGTCCCTCCGACCGGATCAACGGATTCAATCACGCCGCTCACCCTCTCCGCGACCCAATTACGCCAGTAACGGATCTCGCAATCCTGTCCGGTCCTGTACGCGTATTGTATCTTCGATTCAAAGTCCGACCACTGCTCCGGATCAATCGATGGCTTCCGCTCATATGCGTGATCAATTTCGGATTTAAGTTTCCGGAGACTAGCGATGTGCTCCGGCAAGAATATAGACGTCCATTTCATCGTCCCTCTATCGCGTAATGTCATTCGTGGTTCCTCCTTCGGTCCTATTCGTTATCTATGACGAAAGTATAACACGAACAAATGTTCTTACGCAATCTATTCCGCTTGGAGGAACGTTTCGAACTCCGCTAATAGCCCAACGTTTTTAACGCGATTTTCACGGGCTTTTACCGTCCATGCGGCTTGTCGGAAGCTAGCGTATAGGTAGTCGTCAAAGCGTCTAATTTTCCGCTGTTTTCGTTTGAGAATCGCTGCATGCCACGCTTCAACGAATGGCTGCGGATGTTCTTCGATGATCAACGTTGGGTCTACGCTTGCCTTAGCCCGCAGTAAGATGCCGTAGTATTTATAAATTTCGTCTGCGTCGAAGTAGCGCGCCATTGCGGAGTAGATTTCGTTTGGTAACGCATTTTTAAGACCGCAGGCCGGCACCGTATCTATTACGTGATTTTTTGAAAGATTTATAGAATCCGATGGTTCATTCGTAATTTTAGGCGCTTCATCCGTTGGCTCCGTTGGCTTTTCGGCATCCTCACGCGTGGTCATTGTCGACTGGTCATCTTCGGACAGTTGCGTGTCCTCGACTCTTCTTCCGACCGGGAGAATGACGATAATATTTGCGCCGTGGCCGCCGTTTATTTTCCGTGTTGTCGCGACCTTCTGGATGATCGAAAGTGATGCGAGTTTGTTGACGGCACGACGCGCTGTCTTGACGGACTTTCCGATCAGGTCCGCGAGTGTCTCCGCTTTGAGATGCGCTGCGCCGGCGAACTTGACCGCATAGCGAGCGATCGTCTTCAGCGTGAACCGGTCGGTGTCGTTTAATTCGTATGTATTGCGCTTGATGTGTTCGTAGACAGCCGCGTTGAGTTCGGCCGTCGAGTCGAACGTTTGGTGTTCCGCTAAATAATGCATAATGATTCCGCCTTTACGTATCGTTTGTTAATACGTATTTTACGTTTATGCGTAATACTAGTCAACGATTATTTTCGTTTTTGCGTAAATTTCTTTTTTACGTATTTACGAAAACACTTTCGTGCATTATAATTAAATAAAACGATTGGAGGCAGAACGATGAGACGAGTAGTTCTACGAATCGATAAGCTAATGGATCGCTACGGACTAAATCAGGGTGAATTCGCCGAAAAGGTCGGGATCAGACCAGCCGCAATTTCGCAACTTTCTCGAAACCATGTTGTCCGCGTTTCAATCGACCACTTAGAACGAATTGTAAATACGTTTGAGATTGATGATGTTCGGGAAATTATCGAAATAGAAAAGGACAGGTAAACAGTAACACTTGCATTCGAATTTAATGTATACTAATAGTAATAAATTACTAAGGAGAATTTCATGAATCATAATTTTATACTTATTGATTTCTTAGACGAAGTTAGATCCGGAATGGCTCTCGCAACCGAAAGACGTGCTAATATGGTTGCTACAGAGCGGGGAGAAGTCTCGTTTCTAACTCTTAATTTTCAAAATAACCACGAACACATTATCTCTAGAATGAAAGAAAGAGGGAGACTCGCGGAGAATATCAAGGTATACAATTTTCACGAGCACTTCTACAACTTACCTGAGCGCATCTCTAATAAGGATAAATCTCCTGAGCTTGGGTTGGTCGAGGATGGGCTTTCTCACTATATAGATGAACGCCCTAATACAAATGGCTACAGGTACTATGATAAGGACGGGAACTATGTAAAGTACAAACTATTCGACGAAGAAATGAGACTTAAGTTCATTGATTATCGTGACCTTAATCTCCAACGTACCCATAGAGTTGAGTATGATCTTAACGGCAGAAAGAGACGTGAGATTAGATACAACCTTCAGAACAACAAACCTGCGTTTGAAAAATATTATGATATTAATGAGGAATGTTATTTATCTGTTTGGGTAAATTCTTCAGGGAAGAGAACGAAGTGTGTTATTCACGCTGGAATTAACAAAGCATTTAATCATATAACTGATGCGCACGTCTATTGGGTTGAGTCTGTTCTAAAAGATTACACGAATCCGTTTTTAATGCTTGATGAATTGGGATTACTAGATGTTTTCCGTAAGGTGAGCAACGATTGTTATAAAATCGTAACCTTGCATAATACGCATCTTGATAAGCCACACGTTAAAGGATCTCCATATAGGCGCGTGTATAAAGAGATATTTGATCACAGGGATGAATTCGATGCGATTGTTTTCTTAACTGAAGAACAAAAAAGGGATGTCGAGGAAGACTACGGTAAGGATAAACGATTTGTTGTAGTTCCTCATGCGGTCACATTGGACAAAGATGAAATACTAGATGAATCAATTGAGCGAAATCCTAAATCAGCCATAACACTAGCTCGCTTGGAGGACAGCAAAAATATCGCGGACGGAATTCGAGCTTTCCGTATTGTAGTCGATACTATTAAAGAAGCCGAGTATCACATCTTTGGTTATGGAAAAGAGAAAGAAAATTTACAAGCGTTAATAAAGGAGTTAAAACTCGAAAACAATGTTTATATTCACGGGTTCACCCATAACGTTAATAGAGAAATCCAAAAACATGGATTGTCTATTATGACGTCCCGTTTTGAAGGCTTTTGTCTAGTGATCATGGAGAGTCTAGCCAACCAAACGCCAGTAGTTAGTTACCGGACGAAGTACGGACCGGAAACACTTATCAGAGACGGAAAAGACGGATACCTAACAGAATACAATAACTACGAAGAAGTTGCGGAAAAAGTAATTGAATTAATGTTGGACAGCAAGAAACAGAAAAAGTTCGCGAAAAATTCATTGGATGTGTACAAGCGGTTTAGTTATGCTCGTTATAAGAAGAATTGGTTAGGCCTGTTTAAACAACTTTCGAAGTAACAACGCGAGGAGAGAATAAAATGTCTATTATTAAACAAAAATACAGTGATGTAATCGTAGTTCCGTCTGGTAGCGAATTAGTTTCTCTACAAAGCGAGAGAGACGAACTATACCTTTATTTCAACACCACAGAAAATCATAGCTCTGATGTCTATAACATTAAATTGTATGGTGAAACAGAGAAAGAAAGCGTTCTTGGGTCACCTTCGTATAAAGGAAGTATTCTGCATAAGGATGAAATGGTGTATGTAGCAGCCGATAAAATCGGCGAAAATGAGATATATTAAAGAAAGAAAAAAACTCTACCGGATAAGGGTAGAGTTTTTATTTATCCTTTATCCAGTCTATCGCTATGTTTTGTTTACATTTTCGACAGCTTGCGTTATGTTTTCCGTATAGAATAATATTCTTTTTGAATCCGCAACGAGGGCATTCGAACTGCTCACTGCCCGTAAATGCTCCGACTAAGAAGAGGAGTCCGATGCCGCCTAAACCTATTCCTGGCAGTATACCGATAATAGTAACGAACAATATTATGCTGATCAACAACAAGAACAATCCAATTAGGCCTGAAAGAACGCGAGGAATTATACGCCCAACCGACATCCGCCTCTTCAGTACTTCTACACGTACGAAATCCATTCGATCAACCTCCGTTATTTATATTATAGCTGATTTATGTATACGAGCACCTACGAATTTATACGCAGGCGCCCGCCAAAAGTTCCGCTTACTTAGTCGTTCCTTCACGTTTTGCGCCGATCTCGAAAAGACCCGTCGCAGCCAGTCCCGCAAAACCGCCGGCCCACAACCGCAATACTAGTTCGAGGTCCGTAAACGGATAGGCCACGGCTCCGAGTGCGATTCCCAAAACGAAGCTGACCGCAGGCACAACATTGGTCGGCATGTTAATCGTTTTCTTAACAAGTTGAACAAGCGCCGTTAGGATGGGCGCCAACACTGTCGCAAATAATAATACTTCTTCCATTTATATCGTCTCCCTTTTCTGTTATTTAATAGTTGCGCCAGTTGATTTCGCCGCGTAGATATTCACTTTTCCGAACTGATCCGTCTTGATTGTATAGACGTCCGTTTGAGGGTTCGCAAGGATCTCGTATTTAAGACCGCCAAATTTCTTCGGCCGCAAGAATCCGCATTCGTTCCCTTTGACCGGCGCTTTGTTAGTCGGATAGATGCGCCATGAGTCGGCAGATGCCGGAAGATATACGCATTTCTTACCGCTTGATGACGGTTTGGAACCGCTGCTTCCCGTAAGATTCAGAACCTGGCCGACCATGATTTTGTTCGGATTTTTAATACCGTTATAGGACTGGAGTTTCGCCACACTAACGCCTGTTTTAACCGCGATTTCCGAAAGCGTGTCGCCTTTCTTTACGGTATACGTCTTACCGGATGCTTTCGGTGCTGATTTCGCAGGGCTAGACGACTTTCCTCCGAGCGCCTTCAATTCCGTAGCGATGGCCGCTTTCACCGCATCCCAACGCCCCTCATCGAGTACACGGTGCGGGCAGTATTTTCCGCTCCAATCCTGGTGTTTTTTAACGCGATCAACGCCCCAACCGCGCTCTTTTAAAAGCTGAGCGATGAATTTAATCGCAAGTTTTTCGGCCGCTTTATACTTAGCGCCGCCTGATTTCGAATAGCAAACCTCGACACCGATAGATGAACGGTTGCCTGGTCCGTTGCCGTCTCCGCAATGCCATGCGTTACGGTTTGTCGGAATCCCCTGAACGACCTCTTTATCGTCTACCGCAAAGTGATACGATACTTGGTTGTTATTGCGGATCATGTACGCAATTTCATTCGCTGCTGAAGCGTCGTTCGCCGTATTGTGAAACGTAATGTACTTCGCATCCATTGAATACGGACACTTAACGGAATACTTACTTGACGCGACGAGGTTTTTCTTGACTGAAATCGCCATTTAATCGTCTCCCTTTTCGTTAATTTTGCGCATATAAAAAGCCCGCCGGACTCTCACCGAACGGGCGTGTTATTCTCTTCCGCGAAACTTCTCTTCGAGCCTATCGAGCTTGTCGATAATGACGTCGTATTTATCGCTGAATTTATCGAGTAGATCCTGTAGCCGCGATTCACGTTCACGATTCGATTTCATGACGTAAATTAGCAGCCACGTAAAAAGGACCGCGAACGGCCCTTGCGTTAAAAAATATTTGATTACGTCCAGCTCGCCCAATGACTACGCCTCCTGTTCGCTATTAGTTACGTTCTCGTCTTCGTTTGGCGGCGAATCAGGATCGTAAGGATCTCCGGTAATTTCCTCGTATTGTTCCGGCGTGATCCGTCCGGCAGCCACAACGTCATGCACTTGCTTTTTCGTCCAAAGACCGTCTTCATAGAACCCTTTAATATACGTGTACCAATCGATTGGCATTTACGAACCTCCTAACGCGATTAAGTAGTATAAATCCGCCACTTGTTTCCGGAGAACTTCCATTTCTGACGGTCCGGGATCAGGCGGTTGGAGACTATCGATATACTCTTGCGTGGCCGTTTCTCGCCACTCTGATTTGTCTTTATCGAATACAGGTTTATACATACCGGCACCGCCGGGATTAACCGGAGGGATATCCGTGTAGCCTTTCGGAATATCCTCTCCGTCATTGATGATCTTATTTTCAGACGGCACATAATTCATTTTGCTGTCGTATTTGTATATTTGTTTCATTTGATAACAGCTCCTCTACAATGCTTTAAATGAGAAATCAAATCGAATATAATTTGTATTGCTTGATACGTTCTCAACTACTACTTCACCAGTCGCCCTAAAGAGCAACCTAGCCACCTGCGCGGTACCCGACGCTATTTGGATGCAACCCATATCGCGAATCGGACGCATGTTTTCCGGAAGTGTGAAAACTGTCGTTCCAGTAACGCCTCCTTTTGCTGCCCCTCGCACCCATACCGTTTTCGTCGCGTCAATTCCGAAGACTACATCTTCGCCGCCGTTGTAGTGAGCCCAGCCGTTCTGCAAAGTCGCAACAACCCACGAAAAGTTAGATACGTAAGTCTTGGCATCAGAAAGAGCCTTATCCGCTTTTTCCTGCGCGCCCGTCGTCGTTTCCTTAGCGTTCCAGGCAATGCGCTCATCAGCTGTGATATGCCGGGTAGTATCGTCGTCATGCGCATCAAATTCTTTTTTACTCGCCTGCTGTACGTCATCTACATTCGATAAACCAATTTGCGCTTTTGTCACATCGTGCGGGTTACTCGTGTCATTGACGTGGCTATCAAACTCTGTTTTCGATGCTTGCTTGACGTTATCGACGTTGGACAGGCCGACTTGAGCTTTCGTTACCTTGTGCGGATTGTTCGTCTTGGCTGCGTGTGCATCCGTATAAGCGTTTGCGTTAGCTTCCGCTGCATCTGCCTTTTCCTGCGCTCCCTCTTTCGTCTCGATCCGGTCGAGATCCGAGAACTTCGCTTTTAATTCGTCGAGCATCACTGTCTCTTCGTCATACAGCGCGATGATCAACGCTTTTAACGATTCAAAATCATCGACGTAATATTCCGCAAGAGGTGCGATATTCTGGTCCGCAAGACTTTGCGATACCTCAAAGCCGAATTTATGCGCAGAGAGTGATTGGCCGTTCGTGTATTTCAAAATTAGCTGGCAGTCGAATTTACCGTACATTTTGATTTCGTCCTCATCCAATACGTACTCTGCGACACCATTCAACGGATCGACTATCGTGACGTCCCGTATTCTTTGCTTGCCGCTTGGCGGAACGAGGATTACTTTCCCGGTCACAGCTGATAGGGGCAAAGGGATGCCGTCCTTGCGTAAATAAAATATCAACTTTGCCGTATTAATATCTTGCGTCGAAAATATAAAAGCTGAATTATAATTTCCTTCTGTTATCGGGTTTATATCAAACGTGTAAGAGCCGGTTTTATAAATAGCCAACAGTATTACCTCCCTTTCTTTTAGTATGTTGGAGTTTCAGGTAGCTCCGCATCGTACCCGTAATTCCCGTCAGATCTTTGTGTAACTGTTGGCGCTTTACGCATCATCGGCCTAAGATCAACTTGCTTTACCGAGCCGGTGCTGAGGACTTGGTAATATCTTTGACACTCGGCTATTTCTTCAGTTAGAGGACGTGCGACATATGGCGTAGCAAATCTTCCTTTTTCTAATTTGACGAGATAAAATTCTACCCATTCACCAGGAGCCAAACTATCGTATGATGAGCTGCCTGCTGTTTCAACATCAACTTGGACCTCTACGTAATCTTCTTCCAAAAATTTATATGAGGACATATCGGGCATCTTTATATTCAACACAAAGAATGTGAATCGACTTGTCACTTGGCAAGATCTAACCGCAAGATTATCGTGTTTTCCATCGTGCGCTAAATCGAGATGGAGTTTGATTCTATGTGAGGATTTATTGGTTCTTGCCCATAAAGCCAAGGTGTACTCCTCACCGCTTCTAAATTGAGTCGGATTTTCTATTCGCTGTATTAAATCAGTTCTCGAGAGATCCGGAACATTTTTCAATTTCGTTATTCTTAAACCATACTTATTAGAAAAAGGAGCACTCATCGGCTTTTTCACTCTTTCAGTCCGATTGATCCCGCTCTCATTGGTACCAACAGCATTAACGAGCCACCTGTCAGCAGTGAATACACCATCATCAGTAAAACTAGTTCCACGCTGCCATACGTCGAAGGCTCCGTTAGTTACGAAGTTCCTGTTCGGCATATGCAATGCGACTTTATCGTACGTTATATCTGTGATATTCGGCCGCGGTCGCGGAGCAGTCTCGATTAGCTTTCCGTCTTGCGCTCCAGCTAACGTCACAAATACCAGTTCCCTACCGCTTCTTTCAACCGCTATTTGCATCAGAGCCGGAATAACGTATCCATCATAATTAAACATGCAAACACCCTCATTTTCGAAGGCGTAATTGACTCTGTCAAAATCGTAGTTCTGCTCAATTAAGTCAGCGAATGACTCTTTCGAGAATGAATACGACTTAGCAATGCTTCCGTCTAGATTAAGGACGGTAATCGCAGGGTAATCTTTTCCTTGTCCTAAGACAATTTTATTATCATGGAAAGTAATCCCTTGTACCTTTTCAAACATAATCTCTTGGTTGTTTACTGAGACCTCCATTAGCAATCTAGGACTTCCTGCGATAATACTTTGAAAATCATAAATGTATATCCGGTCCATTCTCTCATTCGTTGAGTTTCCGGAAACGAAGTATTTTTTATCGATATCATTTCCCGTCTTATATGATCCGAGAACTTCCATCGTTTCTTCTATTTCCCCAGTGGTATAGTTAAAGATAGAAAGCTCATTTTCAAACTGCTGCCTCACAAGAAAGCACAATTCCCCTTCTGAGTTCTTAAACCAAGGAATACCCTCGTTATACGTTGAACTTGTGATCGTAAATTGTTGGGAATCCTTCAGAGCTGATGTAGATAGTTCATAGCGCGAAATGATACAAACACTACCACCGTTTTCTTGCCTTGCAATATACAACTCATCGTCTTCTTGATTTATAGAAATGGCTTGTGGGAATGGCAGAGAGTTATCCCTGGCCAAAACAGAGAATATAATTTTTTGATAATTAAGGTACTCCTCGAACTTTCGATCTCTTTTTACTTGCTCCCCATAAAGGTTATCAATTCTACTTTCTGTATTGAATAATCGATCGTTGGCTGTATCGAAAACTTCCCCTTTATTATTCACTCGGAGGTCTACAACCTCTTTTATATTTGTTCCGTCCGCGTTTAAAATTAGGTTATTGATCCGTTTTTTCGTTTTCTCAATCTCATCTGAGACTGTTAACCCGTCAAGGTGGCTTATTTGATCGGACGTATGGGATGCCTGACCTTTAATATGAGATTTTAATCCATTGTATGATCCACTAATGTCTTCCGCAATATCCACTAGATTGTCATTGTAGCTGTTTCTAAAATCACGATCGAAAGCATTGCCTGCTTTTTTATAAGGGTAATTCGGCATCTGTCTCCTCCTTTGCTATTTTCACCCTGGTATGACTGCCTATTATACAGCTTTAAATTGCGTATAAATACCGATGAATTGGTTCGACAACTCTGCACTAGAACTGTTTTCGATGCACACATCTCCACTAGGAGTGACTACGCCTCGGAAATACTGTGGAATCCCATCTGGAGACACTGACGAAACTCCGATAAACAAGTACGGGAAAGGAGGCCTATATCCAACTGGAAGAGTGAAAGCTGGTATAGCGTTACCAATTGTACCTGAGGATATGGCGCCTCGAAGGTAGACTGTACCAACGAAATCTTTTCCGTACTGAATCGGATAATTCCAACTTTGATCTGGGTACTGCACCCAGCCATTTTTAAGAATTGGAGTTGCCCATGTAATCGAATCTAGATTATCCAGGGAATTCGAAGCCGCATTCCATGTCGCTCTTTCTTCTGCGGTTATATGGACAACAGTATTACTTATGTGGGACTGAAGTTCCGCCTTGGTTGCGATTCCATTCATATTTATTGCAGAGTCTTTTATTTTTCCAGTTGAAGTATCAATAACTTTGTCGACCGCTTTTTTTGTTGTATTAAAACTTGCGATTATGTCAGAAGCCTTTTTCGCTATCGACCCGAAAGTAAATGTAGGCGATTTGGATTCGTCAGAGTAATCCTCCCTACTCACCGCTCGTAGCTGAACGTTCAAATCAAAAGGCTCAATAACACACCATACATAATCACCTTTTTTAATATCAGACAGCCCCATGCTTTTAAGTTCAATTGCAGTAAACGTGAGGGATATATCCATGCTATCGTTTAGCTGCTTTTTCATGGCCGCTAGAAGACTTTCTTTATCTGTGTATCGTTCGTCTTTAACCGGATCCGCATGTTTGATGCCGTAGAATTCCGCTAACGGGCTCTTATATTCAGCGAACAAATAATTGCCCTTTTCGTCCTTCTTCCCATATCCTCGAATATATGTCGAAAAACTACTGGTATCGATCTCTTTTTGCGGATCTTTTACGTTGAACTTATATCGCAAGAATGAATCATCTCTTTGAATGCCGAATTTTTTAGCAACGTAGATTTTCTTGCCTCTATAGTCGAACTCCGCTCCGAACTTTTCGAGAATATCACGAAAAAGAGCAAGCGAATTGTTCCAACCGAAATTTTCTACCCTGACAGATATCGGCAAGTCTGTCGTATCTATTTCGAAAGTGTACCCACTTCCCGCTAATGCAAAAGAGAGCATCGCATCCAATCGAAGCGTGCCCGTCTTTTCTTCGTATATATAGTTATTCATTAAGTCGTCGAAGATACGATGGATGGCCGTTACTTCAACTCCGACGCCTTTCCGGTACGTTCGTTCTCGGTGGGTTTTGATGATATATTCTTCGTTATCAAAAATAAGTGTATTTTCATTTTTGACAAGGTTATAGCCAGACTGATTATTCTTAGTCTTGACCCCCGTAACTTTTAACGACCGCGCACCGTCACTACCGTCAGTTCGCGTTGTCACAAAGCCTGGCAACGGCTCCATTACACCTGTTGCATCTTTAACCGCTAATATTTTCAATTGATTCACCTACTTATAGAAAAAGAAGAAATCAAACGAGATTTCGAAACTTCCAGATGTACCAGAAAGTTCGATGTCATTCCACCCAGGTTTCAACGAAATGTATCCTCGATTAGTATTTCCGTAAACGCTAATACCGTTTTTCAGATGGCGCAACCCCTCGAGTTTTATCTTGTCGGTTGATTTCGTTGTTCCGTTGTATGAAACAGTTTGATCCGTTGTTATATTCTTGATCGCAAAATTTGTGGATGATCCGGAATATACGATATTCAGAGGCATCTCGTTACAAGGATCGACTGTTACGTTACCAGCGTTATAGATTCTGAATTTTTTAGTGCGATGGATATAGACAAGTTCATCCGCGGGTATAAGTCCCTGACCTATCTGCCAAATATTTTCACCGAATGTGAAAGGATCAAGTGTCGAACCGACTGAACTCGCAAACGGTAACGGAGACGTAAATTCAATTTCAAATGTACCGGTCCTTGGGTTTACGTCTTCTGGCTCGAAGGTGCTGCTCGGTTTTACCGTCCACACTTTTCCTGGCTGTCTCGAATCGATTAGTTCTATAGGTTCTTCGCACGCAAATAAAGCGTAAACCTCATCGATCACCAATTGGTAATCGAGATGGTCTACGCCCTGAATCTTAAACTTCGCTTTGAGCTTTCGCTCACCGAACGTTGTTCCGGTATCAATCGTGCCGTGACGACCGTCTACTTCCTCGTAGTTAGTCCGGTGTGTTAATGATTCTTTACGAAAGCTCAAAAGCTTTAAGCCGTACTTACGGTGATCGATAGTCTCACCGTTCTTTATAATCGTCAGGTACGCCAATTATCGATCACCCCACAACAATTTATTGAATCCGATGTTCTGTGCTTGGCCTTTTTCTACACTGTCTGTAAGCGCCGTCGAGTCGACAATAACATTCGGATCCTTACGTAGAATACCTGTTAGCAACGTGTTGGTTTGGCGCAGTAATGCGTTTTGTCCCCGTAGCAAAGCAATTTCCTCCTCGTTACTTCCACCAGACGGATCCATACCGATTTCTCTTCCTGCCGCCGTCCATAATTGCTGCGCCCGCTGCCTATGGTTTTGCAACGGAATAATCGCTTCTGGACCTTCTTCCGCAATCCAGGCGAGCTGCTTTTGCGTCACAATATCGCCGATTTTATATCCTTTGTACGGACCGCCTTTCGCCATCGATCTGATGCCTGGAGTATTAAACGGGCTTCCATAGCGAGATTTGATATAACGGATAGCCGCAACCGCGTTGTGGACCGGATTCATGATGTCGCCCATGCCCGGAAGCTTATACGCATCAAACGTTGGTTTGATCGTTTGCATAAGACCCATTGACGGTGTACCACGTCTCCAGTTCGAGTCCCAACGGTTAATTGTAGACGGACCCGTACGGCCTCCGGACTCTTTCATCGCAATTGTAACGAGTGGGGCGAACCAAGAAGCTGGCGAATTCGTTTTAGCCATCGCCGCCCGAATCCATTGCTTAACGTTTCCGGACGCTTTATCGCCACTTCCGAAAGCTCCACCAAAGTCAGCGAGTTTCTTTTTCATAAAGCTGACGGCGGAATCTTTGACTTTACCGAAGGCACCTTTCGCAATTGTCCCGAAAGCTCCGGAAATATCCGGCAACTTCAGTCCGAGACTTTCTATCGTTTTAGCGATAAGTTTTGACGGATTGCTAACGTATTCCCACGCATCAAAAGCGAAATCCTTAACACTGTTTACGGCAGCTTTACCCGCATCAACAGCGGATTTTCCAACATCGATGGCAGAATCGAAGAAACTTTTGTTCTTCGTACCTTTCCTGAATGCGGGGATTCCAGAAGATAGTACCTCGCGTGTTTCTTTATGCGGCAAGACTTGCGTCCCCTTTGGCAGATTAAAGAGCGTGTCGGTTCCAGGGCTTAAACCTGTGAAACCGGAAGGTGTACGGAATAACTCCGGACCGCCTCCATCTCCTAAGATAGCAAGACCGCCTTTGTGCCCACCTGCTGGCGTACCTTTAGCGAACCTCGGAATTTCGAGTTTAGGGATCCGGAGTTTTTTATCCACCCCGAATGTATCGAGTAGCTTGTTAATCCCTTTTTGCGTCAAGCCATTGATAATTCCTTCAAGTCCGCCGATCATCGTATTTCCTAGAGATTTAACTCCGGATAGGGCTCTGCCGGCCATATTTTTTATTCCGTCACCAATTTCACCTGGTAGCGCCTTTGCTCCCTCGATCATGTTGTGGAACGTGTCGGTCGCAAATTTCCCGATTGATTTGAACAAACCTACTGTTCTGTCCTTCAAGAAATTCCAGGCGCTAACTGCCCCATTGACCAATCCAGAAAAGAGTGTGAGGACTACATTTACAGCTCCTCGGATTACTGCGGTGATTATGTTCCAAATACTTTTCAGAATCCCAAGTATCGCATTCCAGACCGCACTCCAATTGCCTTTTAGTAGCGCAGTGAAAAACTTAACTACGTTGATCACGATATTGAGTGCGTTTTGGATTACACTAACAACTACAGGGAACACGACTTGCACAATTTTCAGCACGAATTGGATCGCTGGGATAAGAACAGTACGAATTATAGTTGCCACTAACTGTAAAACCGTTACGGCTACCTGCATGGCAATCTGAATGATGCTTGTTACAACAGGGAAAACAGCCTGAACAACTTGCAGAATGAGTGGTAGCAAGGTTACAGCCAACTGACTCAAGATTTGAGCAACTGATGTTAACAGATTAGCGACGATAGGCACTACAGACTGAATTATCGCCAGTACTGGCGGGAAAATTGATTGAAACGCCTGTAGCAAAATTGGTAACAAGGTAGTCGCAATAGTGGTTACTACTGGAACAAGGGACTGAATCAACTGTAGCACTATTGGAAGTACAGACGATACGATTTGTAAAATCAGCGGAAGCAAAGATGTAAATGCTTGAGCTAACATTGGCAACAGTACCGATGCGACTTGCATAATAAGTTGTGCGAATTGGACTTGGAAAGATGCCCATGTCTGAATCAACTGTCCAACCAAAGTTACAACTTGCGGTAGAAACGCCGCGAAAGTCACGCCTAATTCCTGGATTACCGGCGCTATCTGAACCGCAATTTCAGAGAATGATTGACCTAACGTTGTCCACAATTCCCCAAAAGCATTTCCGAGCTCAGTAAACGTTGGTCCTAACGAACTAATGCTGGACATTATGACTTCGCCCGTTTTCGCGAATTCAGGTGCAAGCTCTGCTGCAATATCCGAAAAATACCCGATAAATTGATTTATGATTGGCTGAATCGCAACTACAACGTTACCGATCACCGACATAATCTGTGACCAGGCGTTCTGTACAGACGCTCTAAACTCTTCGTTTGTTTGATATAGTCGGAATAAAAAACCGGCTAGACTAACAAGAGAGGTGATGACAAAACCAATAGATCCGGAAACTCCGGCCATCCCCAACCCTAACGCAGTCACGGTTGGCGCTAAAATCGATATGATTCCGCCCACGCTCGAAAACGCAGCCCTTAAATTCTGAATGAATAAATCTACTGCGGAGCCGGCTCTATCCGCTAGTCCGGAACCGAATCTATCTGCGATCGACGATCCGATGTTTGAAACGAATTCACCTATCGAATTAACCACGTTAGCAAATCGCTGTCGTACTGCCGGAACAATAACGGAGACGCCGTCAGCAAATCTCTCCCACCCGGCTACCGAAGCTTTTTGTATAAAATTAAATGTGTCGCCTACCACTGCCGAAATACTGCTGAATGCCGTAACCGTCACGTTTCTGACTGATTCAAAAGCGCCGTTTACAAAATTACGGAATTTCTCAGACTTTTTGTACGCGATTACAAGAGCTGCTCCTACCGCGGTTATGCCAAGAACCGTAAGGCCGATCGGACTCGTAAGTGCTCCGAATGCAACACCTATAACCTTTATAAACTTTTCACTTTTTATCAAACCTTTTAAAAGACCGCTTACAGTCCCGAGTCCAGATATCATTTGGCCGACACCTAGCATTAAAAAACCTAACGCTGCAACAATTCCCATAATTACAGTTGTAACCGCTAAAGAAATAGCTACGAACGATTGCATTCCTTTAGATAGACCATTAAACCAGTCCGTCGCGCTCTGAAGCACAGAAACGAGTGCAGAGATAGCTGGGGTTAGCGCATTACCAAATGAAATTTGTGCAGTTTCTACGGCACCGGAAAGCTCTTCGATTTTACCCTTAAGGTTATTCATTTTTTCAGCAGCAACATTATCGGCCTTAATTTTATCCATTGCAGCCGCCATTTTATCGAAACCTTTACTTCCTTCCTTACCAAGAATCAACGCGCCTCGAATAGCGTCACTACCGAAAATATTGTAAAGGGCTTCTTGTTTATCTTTTGCGGACAAACCGTCAAGCGCCTTAGAAAGCTCTCCAGATATTTCTGTCATACTCCGAATATTTCCGTTAGCATCAAAAAATTTATTGTCCATGATTCCAAGACTCCGAGCGGCTTTGTCAAAGGCCTTCTCGAACTTTTCGGTCCCTTGCTTCGCTCCTGTCGTCTTTTCAACATACTTGTTAAGTGCCTCGTATATATCGCCGATATTTTTACTCGCTGGTTTGAAGCCTTTATCAGCCATACGTTTAAAAGCTTCGGAAGTATCAAGGGTGACTAGACCAAGATCGTGCATTGTCTCGTACTGAGCTTTTGTCATAGGTACTAAACGACTTAACATCGTTTTCATCGAAGTACCTGCATCTGATCCTTTAAGTCCATTCTGTGCGAAGAGGGCTAGTGTAGTAGCCGTGTCTTTAAAAGACAGTCCCATACCGGCTGCTACTGCGGATGTCATTTGAAGACCATACCGCATCTCTCCAACCGTTGTTGCAGAAGAGTTTGCGGCCCCTGCGAGAATATCTGCTGCCTGTGCAACGCTAATGTTATCGTCTTTAAACGCGTTCAGTGCAGTCGACGCAATTTCCGCCGCATCCGCAAGCTCTAATTCTCCCGCTGTCGCAAGCGATAGCGCGCCCTTAAGTGCGCCATTCAGTATGTCCTTCGTAGATACACCGGCCTTTACGAGTTCTTCCATACCTTGCGCAGCTTCAAGCGCACTGTATTTCGTATCAGCACCGAGTTTAATGGCTAATTCCGTAAGGGCAGCGCTGTATTGGTTGGCTTCTGCCGGATTCATGACCGCCTTCACGCTCGACATCTGCTGCTCGAAGTCCATCGCTTTTTTCGTTGAAACCGCAAGACCTCCGCCTAAAGCCGCTGTCGCTACGCCGAATGACATCGCGATTTCAGATCCCGCAGATTGCATTCGACCCCCAACGTCCCGCATCCGGTCCCCGACTTCACCCATCCGGTTGCCGAGCTCGTTCCAACGGCCCGTGTTCGATTGGATCTGTCGGTTCGTTGCGGCCAGTTCGGCTTGAGTTGTTCGAAGTTGTGCCGTCGCTTGATTCATTTGAACGCGTAATTCTTGAGTCGCCTGAGCATCTTCGCCTTTTGCGCGTTTAGCTTCGAGATACAGTCGGCGGATGTTTTTAAGACGCTGCTCTTGTAACGAGATCGATTGCGTAAGATGTTCCGATTTTTGTCGTAGTTGCTCGGTAGTAGAACCGAAATCCCTTATGCCGGCTGATGCAGCCTCAAATGACGAATCCAATACGCGTAACTTCGTATCGATCGTCTTAATGCTTGCGCTAATTTTAGCGCCTAATTGACTGAAGCCGTTGCTCTGCTCTCGCATTTTACGGTTAAGAAGGTCTAATTGATCCTCAGTTTTCCGAACCGCTGCAACAGTTCGATTATACTGGGCGAGGAGCTTTTCAGATTGTGCCGAATACCTTCCCGTCGTCCTTACGCTCTCTTCATATTGCCGCTTCAACTCGTTAAGTTTCGCCTTTTGCGTTTGTAAAGTCCGATTTAATATGTCGGTCTTATTACGCAATGAATCCAGGCTGTTATCGAATCGGCCAGCTCCAGCCATTGCCGCTTTGAATTCCGAGTTTAGTACCTTTAATTTTCTGTTAACGTCCTGTAGGCCGCGAGAGAAGTCAATGTTGTCTAGACCTAAACTAACGCGTATAGATCCGACTGATTCAGTCGCCAAATCTCCGATACCTCCCTTCTAAAAACCCGGTATCTGATCGATATAGCCGAGTTTTTGTTGTGTTTTTCCGCTTCCGTGAGAGCTACCACCATCACTAAAATTCATTAGTTCGCAAAACCACCCGATGTCCATTTCGTCTAGGTAATAGATATCCGAGGGTTTTTCGGAGTTGTCGAGATAGAGCTTTTTGAGATCCCTATCAAGTTGATCTAAAACATCAAGGGGTAAAATATACCCCGGTGTTAGTTTTTTACCTCACCGATTGCCTGCGCTTCAGTTTCTTTGTTCTCGCCAACTTGTTCATTTGGAACAGCTACAGTTCCAACGACTTGTTGGATTGTTTCCGTAATTGTAGGAATTAGTTTTTCAGAAGAAATCCCGTCATAAAATTGATCGATATCGAATTGTTCGTCATAAACTCGGACTACGTAACCTACCAATGCGTCCAAATCTTCAACATCCAAATCATCAAAGTTGCTCGACTTCGAAAGTTTAATAGCTTCCCGCAACATACGCCCCTTTACGAAAGGTGCTTGAAATACCTTCTCTTCACCATCAATCATTAATGTGATTTGCATAACCCACACTCCTAATTTCTTTATTTTTTTAATAAAAAGAGAGCTAAAAACTTAGCTCTCCGTTTCTATTTTCGTCTTCGTTTGTGTCACAATTTCGCTCATAGGAGACTCGCCGGACTCATTAGCAGCCGTTACGTTAATTGTGAGTTTAGTATCCGGACTCATGCCGGTTGTTACATACTTAGGTTGCGTCACGTTTTCAGCGAATTTCTTGTCTGCGCCTCTGTAAACGTTGTATGAAGTCGCCCCATCTACGGGATCCCATTCAACTGTAATAGAATCTGTCGTACTGTCGTACCGTAGATTCTGGGGCGCATCAGGGAGTAGAGGTTGTTGGTTCGTAAACTTTCTTAAACCAGTTTTCAATAACCTCTGCTTTCACGCCCTCATCTCCCGTAAATACGCTACGTTGCCAAACCTTGTCGTGATCGCGTCGTACAAATACACCAGAAATAGAGTCGGTTTGGAATTCCGGGCTATCTCCTTTAGTTGCAAAAGACTCCTCTTGCGGCTGGAATCTCCCTTTATATAGCGCGTAAAGTTTAGATTTCCCTCCAGTAGTAGCTGACTCAAAAAGCAACGCTCCGTACGGTGCGATATCCGTTTCTTTCTTCTCTAGTACACCATCGCTAAGAATAGTGTGACCGAGCAACAACGCCTGTGCAGTAGTTGATAATTGATCGATACCGATTTCAACTTCCGTTTCTCCCAACGAAGATTCAACTTCTGAAGGGCCGTCATCAGCATATAGAGTTTCGCTGTTTGTGTTCGGTGTGATACTTGCTTCGATCGCATTTCCGATTTTAACCGGAGTATCGTAAGTAACTCCGTTCTCATCTTCCGTTAGAATTTTCGCAAAGTGTATATTTTTTAAACCTACGCGTACGCCTTTTGCCATAGGTTGCTTCACTCCTCTTCCGTATTTAGTGTCGTCCCATAACGCAAGACTTTGTGAAAAAGCTCAGTTTCGGTTTCATAAAGGTCCTGTTCGTTTGAACGAAAAAAGCCAGCTCGTTTGAGCCGGCTCTTTACCTCTTTTTCCAGTTCTGAATATTTAGTTGGGTCTTTTGTGAAGATACTGATTTGTACATAGTGATTAGCGAAGGCCTCTTCATCCTCCGTTGAAAGGGCGCCTGATACGTTGTAAACATAAAAGAGAATGTAAGTATCCTCGTCACCTGAATACGTAATAAATCGAACAGGTACACCAATATCCTTCAAAGTCGCCATTACTAGACTCCGAAGACTCATGGCATCAAATTCCTCCGGTAGTAGCTGACAATCTCTTGCTGCGCATCATCCTTAGATGCAAGAAAAGACGGCTCAACGAACGGTCGAGGAGCGTGCCCTGGGTGGTTAACTTCCTTACCGTAAACAATTTGGCCGTCTGTCTGTATTTTGGCTTTTCGCAGTTTTATAAGGTGTGGACTTGTGCCGAATTCAAGAAAATGTGCTGTGAAAAAGTCTTTTTCAGGGCCGATTACTACTTCGTCTGACTTACTTTTTTCGACAGCGATCTTGTATCTTTTACTCGGGTTGTTCTCTTCCATAGTTTCGTAAATAGGCTTTGCCCCGGCATCTAACGCGCCCGATTTCAACGAATTAGCTCGATTACCCATACGCTGGATATTTCGCATCACCTCGTCAAACCCGGAAATCCGAATGCTCATTTGATTCCGACCTCCTTCGTCACTATCGTAAAGGTGACGTTCCGCTCATCGTCATTTATGATGCTCTCAATTTCGAACGTCCTACCTCCGTATGAAATGCGCAAGTCATTTCTAAGAATCAACTTCATCCGTTTTGAATATCGAATAACAAACCGCGCTGTCCTGTCCGCCTGTACTGCGCCCGCCTGGTAAAATTCGCGCCCCTGAACCGTCTTAACCGCTGACCAAACGGTCGCAACCGGTAACCATTCCTTTATTTCGAATCCCTCATCGTTTGTTGTTTCGGTAAAACGGAGAAATGTGATCCGCTTATTAAAATCTCCTGTTTTCACGTGATCACCTCAGTTGCAATACAATGCCGGCTACTTTGTTTCCGCTCATTGCGGTTGATCTGTTTTCATACGCATCTGTGACGTATATGAGGACGGCCAGTTTATATAGTTCCGATTCCTTGTCGGTTACACCGGCGTTTTCCAGATGTTTCTCTGCGGCGGAAATAAAAAAGGAGATAAGGGGATCCTCCTCATCTCCATCAATCCGCAGATATTCTTTTACCTCATCGGGAGTGATTTTCATATTTACTCACCGCCAGATGGTGTTGGTTCGACAACAGTGATCGTTACGGTATTCTTAACCGTTGTCTTAACTTTCGATTTGACAGTAATCGTAGCAGATCCGGCTGCAACCGCAGTTACCTTTCCAGAGCTCGTCACCGTTGCGACTGACGTGTTGCTCGACGTGTATGTTACGCCTTGGTCAGCTCCACTTGGCGATACTGTTGCGGTAATTTGCTGCGTCTCACCTACGTTCAATGTTTTAGACGATGGGCTGACGCTGATGCTTTCCGGATCAGGAACAGGCGTCGGCTCTGTTGTAACGGAAAGCTCGTCACTCAGCTCCGATGGATTTCCCGCCATTGAGATCGCCCGAACTTGGTATTTATACGTAGTTTCCGGCTTTAAACCACTCTCATTAAACGACGTGCCAACGCGGGTCCCGACGGAAACCCCGTCCCTAAAGATTTCGTATTCTTTGATTCCCCCAGCAAAGGCTACGGCATCCCAACTTAGGGATGCCGATGAGTCAGTCGAAGATGCCTTTAGCCCTTGGGGTGCTTTAGGGAGTAGTGTCTACTTTAGCGATACGGAATGCAGATTTCAGTTTAATTTTGTGATCGAAATACGCAGTAAGAACGAATACATTTTCGCCAGTTTTAACGTCTTTATCGCTTTCGTAAGTGATTGCTGGATCATAGTTGAAGTGAGAGTAACGGAAGTCACCGACGATAGGATCAACCGCAGCGTCACAGAATTCAACTGGTTTACCGATGATTTGTTCCGGTTGTGCACCGTAAAGAGTTGCACTTCCATTAGCCAAAGTTTCAATGATTTCGAGATAGTCTGCGTATGTCATCATTACTTTTGCGTTTTCACGGAAGTCCTCCGGAAGATCAGCAATAGCTTTTTTGATTGCTTTATATTTATCTTCCGCAGATACTTGCTTAATTCCGGCAGCGTAGAAGGACATTTCCTCTTCTCCCTGTTTCGGTGTTACTGCGAAAGAAACTTTTTTCTCTTTTGCAGCTAGGCCGGATTGTAAAGCGCGCTCAACTGTAGCGACCAGATCAGTATCAGTAGCTGCCAAAATAGTTTCGGAGATTTTTGCCATGACTTTGAATTTGCGACGTCCGAAAGTAACTACATCTCCGTCTACTTCAAGTTCTTTAGCAGTCTGCAAGTCTTGGATGAAGTCATCATCGTCAAGGGAAAAATCAACTTTAGGGATTTCGAGATTTGTTACACTCGTATACGTTGAAAGCTCACGCAACGGATTCTTTACAAAAGGTTCGTGAATAAGTTCTTCCGAAACTGTTTTAGGAAGGAGTTTTTCCCCGCCTGTTCCGTTATTATCTCCTAACGCAGCACGTACCTCAGGAGCCGGTACTTCTTTTCGCATTGTTGCACGGATTAATCCAGCTTTAGCAGAAATTTTCTTAACTTTTGGATCTTCGCTGTTAAGTCCAGCAGACGCGCCTGCTTTTGCTTTTTCAAGGCTTGCTTGAATTTTAGCTTTTTGTTCCTGCTCTAAAGCATCGTGTTGATTTTGCAGGATATCCATGCGTTCTTTAAGATCGTCTCTTTTTTGTTTTAAAGACCGTACTTCGTCGATAGAAGCGTTAGGGTCGGCTGCTTTGTTCATGATTTCTTTTTCAACCGATGCTAATTGTGTACCTACAGTGTTTAAGTTTGCCTTCAGATCAAATAGTTCCATTAAATGATTCCCCCGTTTTGAAGTTTTAGTAAATTCGTTTGTGCTTCCGCGATAAGCTGCTCACGGAACAGGCGCTCTTTTTCCGCCTGCTTTTCGTCCTCTTTCGTCTGATTAAGAAGTGATTCCGGAGTGTTCCGGTACTTCGCAAATAACTGCGTGTCTACTTTCGCAACGGCAGCGCTAGGAGCTTCGATAGAATCGCACAGCCCTAAATCGAGGCATTCTTGCGCCGACAGCCACGTTTCTGCGTCCATAAGTTCGATCAAACGATCACGATCGAGTTTTCCGCCTGCTTTTTCGAGGTAAGCTTCGATAAGACTTTCGCGAATGCGATCCATGTCGTCAGCCCACTTACGAAGCTCTTCAGCGTTTCCGTTGACGGTAATGATTGGGTTGTGAATCATCATCATCGCGTTTGCGGGCATAAAAATAGTGTCACCGGACATTGCGATGACACTTGCGATAGAGGCAGCCAGCCCGTCGACGTAGACGTTAACATGGGCTTTGTGCCGCTTTATGATGTTGTAGATCGAATTCCCTTCGAAAACAGAGCCACCTGGCGAATTGATATAGATATTTAGCGCAGAAACTTCGCCAAGTCCGTCTAAATCCTCCTTGAAAGTTTGCGCAGTCACTTCGTCACCCCAGAACTGGGCCGAACTGATTTCACTGTAAATGTAAATCTCGCCTGTTTTAGCGTCATTCTTCGCCGCTTTGATTTCCCAGAACTTCTTTATCGTCCTCACCTCCTTTCGAGTTTTCGTTATCACCTTCGTTAATTTCTAACGTTGGAGGCGTCGGTACATCCGCCGATGTTATTTTCTGTTGCGCAACCTGGTCGATTGGGAATAAATCTTTGCTTAAATAAAGCGTATCTCCGCCCTCTTCTGGCGGCAAATCCTCCCACGCACGCACCTCATTCGGCTTAAACCAGCCGCTCCGGATACCTTGTTGATAAAAATTACCGCGGGTCTGCATGTCCCCACGCAGTAACGCGTTCATACTGAACTTAAAATAATAACCGGACTTGCGTTCCTTTTCGGTCAGCAGCTTCCGGTTAAATTCTTTTTCGTATTGAGTTGCGATAGGCATTAGCGTGCCTTGTACATAATCGATATAAAGCTGCTCCATATTGGAGACGCTGCCTTGTGTCTCGCCAAGCATGTACAACGGAATATTAAAGGCCTGCGCGACTCTTGAACGTGTCACTTTTTCGACCTCAAACGCCTTTGTATCGATGAATTCCTTCTTTAATTCGCGTATTTTTACCCCCGGTTCCTGAATTAAGAGGCCTCCGTTGTCTTTATAGAAACTTTTAAAGTTCTCTAACATCTTTTCTTTGCGTGTATCGTCGAGCTGATTCGCCAATTCCAGAATGAACGATATCTTTGCTCCGTCCATTTGTTCGAGACTGAACAGCCGGACGTCGCGATCAAAGTCGAGAGCGTTCCGCAGAACCTTTAGCGGTGAGATTCCTTTCAACCCGTCTACCGACGTATATTTAACGTGAATCATGTCCATGTTGTGAACGAAATAATTTCCGTTGTCTCCTAAAATCTCGTACCAAAGTTCACGAGTAGTCTCTTCAATCACCGGCTGCACTCTCGAAGGATCCAAAACCTCTAATCCGACGACTTCATAGCGCATTCCGTACCGTTTTATTGCGTAAGCATTGCCATATACGGCCCGATGCGTCTCCAAAAGGCCGATAAATTGCCCGGATGTCATGTTATGATTCGGCGCGTATGTCAGAAGCTCGGAAGCCTGAGACTCAATCGGTTGATAATTTTTATACGCCTTGATCGGTAGGCTTGACATTGTGTTTGATAATCGCGACACAGCCGAGAAAACCGTTTCGTTGTCAACTAGCGCATGTTCTCCGTAATTTCCTAGAATAGTAGCACGAGGAATAAACCAGTGTGTTAGATCTCTTCTCGTTTCCGCCTTGACATCGGATGGTTTGCGAAAAAAATTCCGAACATTGCTCCAAAAGCCCAATTTCTCACCTCCTAACCGTTTAATAGATCGCTAATTGAGATAAATCCGACGCTTCCGCCCTCAACCGGCTTCGTCATATCGAGATAAACCTGTGTATGTGCATTAAGAAACGCCGCAAACCCATCGATTTTCCGGTACCTCGTTTGTTTTGTCGGCAACCAGTTACCGTTCCGGTCTTCGACAAGTTTGACGTTGTTTAGATACCATGTGAAAAGCTTGTTCTCGTTATAAACGACGTTCCCGTCAAGCAGTAATTCTTTGATGTGTTTTAACGGATCACTCAGCGTAATATAACCCTGACGCACGACCTCCGTTTGGAATCCGTAGTTTTGAAGATCGTGAACCAACCGCATTGCATTCGCCGGGTCAAACGTGATCTTATCGATCTGATATTTGCGCGACATTTCAACGAACCAGTCGTAAACGTACTCATATTCCACGTATTCGCCCGGAATAATCGTCAAATATCCGTCATCTTGCCACTCTCGGTACGGTATTTTCTCGTTATCTTTCTCGACTTTTGCCGCCGGAACCCATGAATGAGACAAAACAAAAACGCGATTATCCGGCAAAATAAATTCCAGACACGCGCTCGTAAAGTCTTCCGTTTGTGATAAGTCGAAGCCGCCGATACATCTCATGCCGCGCAGTTCTTCGATATTATGATATTTGTTATTACGTTTTATAACTTCGAAGTCTACAAAGCTTTGCTCGCCGTTATCCACGAACATATTAAACTGCTTCGTAATCCAGTCGTTTCTCTCTTGAGGGATGTCGCGATCCGACCGGTAATCCTGAACCATTGTCGGAAGCTTCATCGTTACCCCCATATTCGGGTTCGCTTTTATCCATTCAGTCGGCTGATCTATCTCCTTTTCGTCGTCTAATTCCGCAATAAAGTAGAATTTTCGGTCCTGTTCATTCGATCCTTCAAGAACATCGGAAGCAACTTCGTAATATTCAACTAATGGGCCGTCTAAAACGTACCCTGCGGTCGTAATATAAATAACCATCGGCTGTCTCCGCGCAGACCAGGAGCGCTTGATTACGTTTATCAGCTTAAATCCTTGGAACTCGTGTATCTCATCAAAAATGCCGAGGTGAGTATTAAGTCCGTCAAGCTTTTTACTATCGGATGCTCTCGGCTCAATACGACTCAAAGACTTCATATCGAATATTCCTTTTTGGTTTTCCTTCATATTTCTCCGAAGTGCTGGCGACTTCTGAACCATCGCCCGGCTTTCATCGAAAAGTTCACCAGCCTGCTGCTTCGAGTTGGCTAAAACGTAAACACGCGCCCCCGGTTCGTTATCTTTTGATATCGCAAAGTTTGCTAATCCGCTAATCATCGTCGTTTTACCGTTTTTACGGCCAATAAAAACCAGGCCCTCGCGAAATCTCCGCAACCCGGTATCGCGATGCACCCACCCGTAGAGTGAGCCGATTACGAAATGTTGCCACGGCTGAAGCGTTAGGTTGGCGTAATCACCTTTTGACGGTTTGCAAAACTTTTCAATGAACCGAATTGGCCGGTGTCCTTTTTCGATATCAAATACGTAAGGAAATTCGTCAGTACCAGCGCGCTCCAAGTCTCGCAGGTGACGTTTACACGCCAAAACATTTTTCCGACTTGCTTTAATTTCTCCCGCAACAACTTTCTCCGCGTAAAAGGTTGTAAGTAGATTTTCGGCCGGTTTTTCGCATATAAATCCGGCCATTTTTTGCGTTTTTAGCCAGTTTTCGAACCATTTTTCAAGCTCCGTAGGGCTAGAATTCGTCGTAATCGTCGTCATTTTCACCACCACCCGCGTTTAATTCTTTGCGCTGTGCCGGCGTAAGATCGAGCGATTTCAGAAGATTGTTTAACGTCGTCACCGTCTTCGTAAGCTCAATCGCTAACGGATTTTTGACAAGGTTCTCCGCGCCTGCTTTGTTCGTATGCCGCATCATTAAAGGGTTTTCGGCTACTTCCTTTTTTAGTCGGCGGTAAAACTTATGAGTGTCGACGTAGAGTTCGATCAGTTCTTCATCCGATTCTTTATACCTGTCTCCGAGATATTCCCGGATTTTTTTCGCTGTCGGTACCGCCATTAAAACACTCCTTTCATTCGGGGAGACCCCCCTTTAATGTAAAATTTCTGGTCGCGCAACAAGCGAAGGGGGCCCGCCGGTCCCTTGTATTTTTGTTTTTTAGTCCAGAGGGGAGGGGGCTATAATTCGGGGTTAGCCTCTGTCTTTACAACCCTGATTTTTCTCTGTTTCTTCTCTGTTTTGGCACTTTTCTGCCCCTTCTCCGGATGGCGTTTGTTGTGGCAGGAATTGCAAAGGCTGACCAAATTTGATGCATCTAAAGCTAATTCAGGGTATTCTCGCAGCTCCTTTATGTGGTGTACAGTCTCTGCTTTAGTGATCGTTTTATTAGCGAGGCAGTCTTGGCACAGGTGATGGTCGCGCTTGAGTACTAAGGCCCGGCACTTAGCCCAGGCTGTAGACTTATAGAACGCTCGTGCTTCGGGATCGCGCTTATGTTTGTCATAGTAGTTACTCATCGCCTTGCACCCGCCATGAATCGCGTTAAGGTTAACGCTGGACCCAGTCGTATTAATCTAGGCTTACAGAACGGACGGCCTGCCAGTTGTATAAATCCAAGCTCATAGTCGCGTTCCTTTCGTTGCTCTCGTAGGTATCTATAACGCTGCTTACGTTCTCTATTCATAAGCTCGTTCGCCTACCGCAAGTTCCTTCGTCTCTACAACCGGAGCGCCTGTGCTATCCTTAGTGTGTTTGATACGGTAATAAGTAGAGCCGCATTGGTCTGCGTCTTTAGTACGCCACTCGAAGTCTACCGCAATACGACCGGTAATTTCTTCGCCTTTGTATATGACGCGTGGTATCGATTGTTCATCCGTGAGTTCTATCGTTAGTAAGTTCGGTTTAGGTTTGACCTCCAACGCTATCCCTCCGTTTCCTTCCGTTTATAGCGTACTTCTAATCCTCCATCGTCATTTACCGCAAAGATAAACTCGTTAGCTCCATCGTTCATTAGTCCGGATATGACGCTTTTCGTTGCCTCCCGTTCTTCTTCCGTACTGTATCCCGGAAGCTTTACCTTAACGTAATTCTCTCGCTTCGCTGTAGTAAACGTGATAGGCGTTACATAGCCGGTATAAGGCTTAGTAGATACGGACGTACTGCCGGACGTACTGCCGTACTTACTACGTATATACTCGACCGCATTAAGCGCAGCATTAATCGGATTAGCCAACGTCATCCCTCCTTTCTCATACTAAAGCGTCAATCACTCTACGGTGATTTACCAATCCGACGCGCCCACCAATACCGTTGCACTTTGTCTTTATCTTTTATATAAGTTCTTTATCGCGATAATGTATTTAATAGATTACCAATATCTGCGTATCGTATGAGCGCAGCGAATAGATCGCTATTATTTGTTTCTCTTTTACGTATTGCTCTTTTACTTCTTTCTCTTTTTACAGTCCGCCCTGTGCAGATGATCCATCGTATGTCTTGCGCATACTAGCGATCGTATGTCCTAGGCATACTATGCGTCATAGCAACGTTTATAACAGCTTGGATAGAACGTGATACCGATCCTTAATACTGAAGGTGCGTAGCATGCGTTCTATATACTCGTTATCTAAACCGGTTGTTTCTTCTAGCTCGATCTTCATGCGCTCCACTTCGTGCTTACAATCGTAATGGCTCGGGAACTCCTCGGTATTCAATGCGCTTTTAGCAGCGTTACACGGACGACAGAGTAGCTGGAGATTGTCGATGTCATCTGTACCACCACTCGCTTGCGGAATAATATGATCGATATTGTACGTTAGGCTTTCGTTACCGTTAGCTTCACGCTTACTAACGAGTCCTTCTACTCCGCAGTGAGCGCATTTCCTTGCGCTTAAATCAGCGAACTCTTCTCTCCTTTTATACGACCATTTTAACGCCACCTAATTACGCTCCTTTCTGCGACGCTTCGGCAAGTACACACTGAAGTCCGGTCGCACCGTTTCGCCGAACTCATTAACGATATATCCATCGTCAGTTATGTGCGGACAGAACGACGGAAAGTACCACTTGAAACGCTTTGTCCCTTCGTAATGTCCGGTCGTCCGTATGATCCCGTTAGTCTCTAAGATCGCGGCCAGCAGATTAATCCGGTTACGATCGACGCGAAGGTGCTGCTGAATAGTTTCGTAGTTTAAGAAGCAAGCGCCGAACCTATCGTTAAGGCTTCCGTCACTGCGCGTATAGTTACCGTCGATATACGATTGCAGCAGAAAGTAAAACGCCACAACATCGCGAATCTCAGGCTTTCGTTTGTAATCGGCATAGACTACGTCATAAGCTTCGTTAATTAGGCGCGGAAATACCTTGCGCATAAGCTCCCGACTGTATACCTCGAACCCTTGCGGATTGTCTAAGAGCGCGGCTTTGTCATTCGGCATTGGCTTGCGGTCTGGTTGGTCTCTGTTGTTCAGCGCTACAACGTTACTCATCCGCCCCCCTCCTCTACGTAAGTAACTTCGTATGCATTATCGATAACCCACCGAAACATTGGATCGTTTACAATCGGATTATCCGCGTAGCCCGGTAGCATAAATAGCGCAACGTATTCCGGATTTATGCCGTCCAGTACGTAAGGATTACGCGATACAAATTGCGTGTACTTATAGTTCGGATACCTCGTTTTCACACGTTTCCACATCGTTTTGGCTTCGCTAACGGTCCGTCCTACAACGAGAGCGCATCGCCATTTCTCTTTCGGTTTAGGGCCGTCGGACAGAGCGAAAAAGGCTTGGCGCAATTGATCGAGCTGTTCGTCGTATTCATCGCTGGCGGTAAGTTTAACGGTTATTTTACCGCTCATCAGCGCTCCCCCTTCCGGAAGATTTTCGTACTAGCCTCTTCGATCTTCTTACCGTCGACATAGACCGGAGGCGCAATATACTCCTCGCCGATATATAACCGCCCTGCCAGATGACCCTTCGCCTGTTCTTCCCGCAATTCAGCCAACGCCTTAGTCGCCGCCTTTGCCTCGCGTTGGACCGCCTTGAGTCCGGTTATCGCGTCGGATACATCCAAGTCGATTTTAATTTTGCCGATTGATTCGCGCTTTGATTCCGCCATTCACATCGTCTCCTTTTTCGTTTCTTTATCGCCTGCGCACCGGAAGGCCCGTAGGCAACGCAAGCACAAAAAGAGCGACCCTTATTCGGAGCGCCCTCGTTCTGATTGCTTTTTATTCGTCAACTCTTTCGTAAGTCTTTTCGAAAATATCCGATTTACACGGGTACAGCTCGCCTTCTACTCCGCGAATAATATAGTCGCCTTCTTTAGCGATCATAACGCCTTCTAGCGTTTTAATTTCGCACCAAAGTCCTTCGTTAGGTTCAAACGGGCTCCCGCTTTCATACGCCGCATGTGTAATAACGTCATTACTCGTTACTTTGTCGTGGAACCAATCCGGCCATGGTGCGCCATATTTAAACGCCTCAACTACAACCGGCTTTTTACGGTATTTCGCCACCCTTACGTCCCTCCCTTCGAATTTACACGAAATTAGCGTTTCTAACCGTCACCCTACCGAATACCCTCGGCCAAGGCTAAAACGTCTAATTTCGTGTGATTTGCGCGTGAAAATCGTTACGCTATTCCGTTTTGTATTCGTCAATAACTCCGCAAATGTACGCATCAACCACCGTTATAGGATTCGTTAGTGGTCCGTTCTTCGAAATCAACGAGAGCATCTTCGTAATTGTCGTAGATCGCTTGGCTAGCGTCACAATAGTCGCTGAATACTATGTACTTCATACGAGAACACCTCCGTTTATATACAGCCGCAATATGTACTAAAAGGACGCCAAGTGTGCGGCTAATGCCCGTTGTTGCTCCGTAGTTGTAGCGTCCTTCTCATAACGTATAGACAACTACGTAGGTAAAAGTTGATATATTAACGGAATATTTTCGCATGTTTTAAACCTAGCGTCCACTCCGTCGCTTACGCTCCTCCGTGTCCGCGGATATTATTAAGACCTTTATCGCGATACAATTATTTATACAATATACATGATTGCGTTTCTGCGGGACGGAGTGAAACGTAGTTCCCGCTAGTCTTCGGATTCAGAAGACTAAGAAGTGATTGCGGACTAAAAATCGCCGAATCCCTTGCGGCTGTAAGCACAAACCCTATTTTCGGTTGTGCGAATAAAGTCGTGTTTTTGGCCGATTTGTGCGAATAAGATCGTGTTCATTATCATTTACGTTATTCTAATTGAGAATACGCCGGTAATCATCCGACATCCCACCGTCATATCCACCGCATCATTATTCGTATAAACGTATAAATATACGATATCAACACGAAGAAATAGACGCCAATCATTCGTCAGCGTCTTCGATTCTCACCTCGAATAACTCTTCGACACCCACTCCGAGTGTTCTCGCAAGGGCAAATACGTGCCAATCGAGATGCCTTTCGTTTTTATCGAACCGGCTAATGCTTCCTTGCGGAACTCCTGACGCTTCAGACAGCGGAATTTGCTTCCACCCTTTCGCGTTCATTACCTCCGACAGTCGCGGTCTTACCGTTATTTTCATCCGTACTCACCTCGTTTTGTTAATTCGATTATACGATAACGAATAAATTTTCGCAAATCAATTGACATACGTTATGCGATATCGTATATTTAAGGTAACGAAAGGAGGTGAACGTAATTGATTGACACCGTGATGAAACTTTCGGCAATCGTCGCAACTTGGCTCGGAATTCTAAAAATCGTCTTAGAAATCCGGAAGATGCGAAAGGAATCCGAAAGTAAAGAGCGACGGCCTCCGACCAAGAAGCACCGTCGCCGACAATAAACACCGAGGGGCATTGCGCCCCTTGTCAATCAATTATAACACGAATGAAACGAATTGATACCACGGAAATTTTGTTAATCGTCGTCTTGCTCGCCTGGATTGCGGATATGAACTTCGGCCGGCTTTCCGTCCTGGACTGCGTCGGCCTCGGCTCAGCCGTCGTTTTTATCGCGCTTCTATTCTTTATATCGAGGAGGAATCGGTAATGACGCTTTATATAAAACGCTTGTGGTCCGACACACCGCCGCTGAAGCCGCAGCAGGCCGATCAACTTCTCGATCTATATCAACGCCCTATTACGTCATTTAAAGACGCAGGCAAAGCGTATCAGATCGGCTTCAATACTGCACTCACGTGTCTCGGCTATCTAATCGCAAACAAATACGGAGGTAATGACGATGAATAAAACGAAACTCTTAACGGCCATCCTCGGCCTATCACTCGCAGGCAACGCGGCTCTCGGAATCTACGCTGCCAAACTAAACGAAGATGTCGATATTGCTTATCGTGTGGCTGACGACATGGCAGCCGAAGCTAAGGACGCTCAGGAAACGATCGAGCGCGAATATATTGTCGAAGGGAAAGACTACGCGGTATCAGCGGACGACGGCGGCTTCTCTTTCGATCCACAAGCCACAGACGCAAAGCCAGGCGATCGGATCATCGTGACTTTTACGAAGGATCAGTACGAAAATGGCAGCGGATTTAAGGCGATTAAGGTTATCGAATAACACACGAAATCAGGCGTTAAGCGGCCGCCGATACCTAATATACCAGCAATACTTTCCGGCGGCTCCTACGCTTTAATTTCGTGGGAAAATCGTTCGAAGGGCGAACGGCAAGTAGACCGGAAAAGCCTACGCAAACTGTTTAAATGCCGGAATAATTTACCGCAACCGAATCGCTTTGTCTCGGCGGACTCTTACTATATCATTATAGTAACTACGCTGAAACGAGGTGATTCTTTTTTGTTTATTTCGCCCATGCTGCTTGAATCCGCAAAGGAGCCGTTTAACTCTGACGACTATATCACGGAAACCAAATTCGATGGCATCCGCCTGATCGCGTCTAGGAATAACGGTTTAATCCGCCTCTACACACGCCACAACAACGAAGTCACCACTAAATTTCCGGAACTATTAACGCTCGACATACCGGACGGCACCATATTAGACGGCGAGCTTATCGTGCCAGGTCCGACGGGCGCCGGCGATTTCGAGGCCGTCATGGAACGGTTCCAGTCGCGAAAAAGTTATCATCCGATAGTATTTTGCGTTTTTGATGTCCTGCGGATAAAAGGCGTTTCAGTTACGTCTAAGCCGCTAGGTGAACGAAAAGAATTGCTGGCCGGTCTAAAACTCGATCATCCTAACGTTAAAGTAGTCGAAGGTGTTCACGGCCATGCTGCGGATTATTTCGAATTGGTCTGCAAAAATAAAATCGAGGGCATCGTTATGAAGCGGGTAGACGCGCCGTATACGGAAAATAAGCGGTCAGATCGCTGGCTGAAGATCGTAAACTACGAATATACTGACGTTTGGATTACGGGACTCCGTAAGGAAGATAATGCGCTGCTGCTTTCATACCTGGACGGCCAGTATGCCGGCGTGATGGAGTTTATGCCGTACGATGCGCGACGGAAGTTTCATGCGGGGAGGATAATCGTAGAAGAAACCGAGAAATACGCCTATATTAAGCCAATTGGGTGCCGCGTCAAGCACCGGTTCAAGACGAAAAATGACTTGCTGCGGATTCCTTCGTTCCATGAATGGCGTTGAATGTGCCGGTCATTTATCGTATTCTAATATTCGGAGGTTGAGGACGAATGGATTACGAAACAAAAGGCTATGATACGTCAATTGTATACGATTATAAAGAGTACCCAGACGTCCATTACGGGCGCTGCGATAACTGCGACTATACGCTGTTTAAAAGTTCGGTGAAGGATGGCGTTTTCCTACGTGAGTGTCGACGTTGCGGTATGAAAAAGAGTATATAAATACGAAAAAGGCCCGACTCGATTGAGTGGGCTATTTTTCTTCTGCATCTACAGACGAGCTTCCTATCTTATCACTCGCCGGATCATATAAACCGTCGAACTCTTTAGATTTATCACCGTTCAAATATCCTTCAACGGTGATAGCACCGGTTGGATCAATAAAGTAATCATCATAATAAGTAATAGTATCAATACCTTTGTACTCATTATGTAGATATTCAGTCATCTTAGTTTTCGCCTTCTCAAAAAGAACAGTTTCTTCTTTTTTCACATCATACTGATGCTTCATAAACAACCCTCCACCTGCTATAATTAACAATAGTAGGATAATAATGTATTTTTTCAAATGAAATTCATTCCTTTCCTATTATTATTTTACATTACACGGAAGGTGTTGTATATCTTGAGTAAGAAGATTAAGAAGTCCAATCTTACGGATGAGACTTATTATCGTATAAGCCAACGTTCTTACAACTACGATTATCTCAGAAAAAAATTAAAAAACAAAGAGTACATACGGATAAATTCATCTGTTTCCGGAGCCACCTACTGGTATGTTGATAAAATTAAAACAGACGAAGACACCGGGTTAGATGCGGCCGTTCTATCCCAGGCCGAAAATAAAAACGGCAAGTGGGTGAAATCCGACCACCCCAAAAACGTCGTTGTAGCTTTTGCGGGAACTGATCCGGGGAAGGACCCGTTAAGTGACGTAGAGCAAGCAGACATTAATCATATCGTCTTAGGAAACGATCCGAAAGATAAAACACAATATGTCGTCAAGAAAGATGCGAAAGATATGTCTAAGACGTTCGGTAGATATATTGGTTCGATGGAACAAACTGCCATGCTTGAGTCCGGTGATTATAAATTAATTACAAAAACATCGCAAATCGATCAAGCCGATCAACTTGTGCGGGAAGTTAAACAAAAGTATAAAGGCACCTCGACAGTTATTTCAACCACCGGACACTCGCTCGGCGGCGCAGAGGCTGAATACAGCGCGGTCAACAATGATATCTATGCCGTCGCGTTTAATAGCCCCTCAATCGTTCACCTGCATTCTGATGAAAAACAGAAAGAAATTAATAACGGAGATTATAACTCTTATGTAAAATCTATCATTAATCCGGATGATATGGTCGGTGCCGGTTGGTGGGACGAATTCGATCGCCACAATGGGACTACCATCTACACAAAAGACCCTTCTATTGCAACGGCTAATCGCGAAGAAAGACTTGACGGCAATAAACTCCAACAGGTTGGAAGAAACCTTCTGTATTTCGCTAATACACTAATCTTTCAAAATCCGGATACACACGGCCTCAACAAAGGCAACTTTACCTTCGACGAAAACGGCAACGTTCAAAATATAGAGGGCGATGAACTCGTTTATGACAAAAATTTAAAAGCGATGCTCCCACCGGAAGTTGCCTCCGGAAGTGGCGCAATTAAAGTAACACCCGAAGTTGCCAAGCAGCTCGCGCAAAAAGTAAATGCGATCATCGATGACTTGCGGACGATGAAACGGGAAGCCGAAAACGCTTATCAGGAACACGACGCCGAGATCAACGACCTGAAGCACGATACCTACCGTCAGGTCGGCCACGGTTTATACGACAAGCTGACACTCGAGGATGTAAACAATACGCTGAAAAACCTGGCGCAGTCGTTTGACAAAAAAGGCAATCCGCTATTTTACGATGTTCATGCCGAAAAAGCGTACATCGCCTCATTAAAAAATACGATTTCAGATTTAGAAGACATCAGCGGGTACCTGGCGCAGATTGCAAAAGATTTTAAATCGAAAGATAAAATGCTGGCAAATTGGCTTAAACTTTAGGAGATGAAACAATGGAAAATTTCAACAAACTGGCTTCACTCAACAACTTAAACGGAGATCAAGAAGATACCCTCTTCATACGGCGCAACCAGCTTCAAATGCTGAAAACGGGCATGAGAGTAACGGCCGCAACTAAGCTTGAAGGCATTAAAACGACACTAAGACCGAAGTTTAAAATAGGCGATATACAAAAAGAAATGAACAGCGTTTATTCATCGCTTCTCTACAGCTTCGAAGGAAAAGCGCAAGAGGCGCTTGCTCAACGAATCAGCCAAAGCGCCCAGCAGCTTATTAACACGGAGAAAGACGGAGAGAGCTTTGTGAACGGATTTAAGACGAGATAGAGGCGCCAGTCTAAGGCGCTTTTTTTCGTTCATCTACGGCTTATTAACGTTAAACATCGCAAGTAGCGTCTTATCCGGCGCCTTTGACTGACGATAAAACACGTTAGGATTAAACGTATATCGTTCCGGCTCGCCACCGACCTTTATTCGCGCGACAACGAATTCGCCGTCGAATTTCATCTGCTTCAGGCGTCGGCCAAGCGTGTCGGGCGTTACTCCGATAGCGGCCGCCAGCTCTTTCTTATTGAACCAACGAATATGCTTCGGATTCTTTTCGAAAGGATTTTCGCAAAGGGCATTTGTTTCGTAGTGAACGAACGGCAGCATCCGGTAGATCAGACCGATGTCTGTCGCCTTCACTTCGCTGTATACCTTCTTAATCTTCGCGGTATAGAGTTTGACGACGTATTGGCTTCCGAAGTTGCCCTTAAAATGATAGCGTTCGTTCACCGAGTATATGCCGCCTTCTTCCCGGATAATATCATGCGCAGTACAGGCGCTCAGGAAATCGTAAAACGTTCGCGGCTTTTTCGCGAGCTGTAGAACGGACATCATATCCGCCGTGGTCATCGGCGTTTTGTCGCGGCTGGATTTAACGAGAACACCGTTATAGTCAACGTAGCATTGCAGCAGCATCAGATAGCCGCATTGTGCCGTTGTGAGAGCGTCATATACTTCGTGAATGTTCGGCATATTGGCGTTAGAAAAGTCGCGCCTGTCCGTCGTCTGCTTTTGCTGTTCCCGGAAGGCTTCGTCTTGGTTCCGGTGTCTGAGCGTGTAGTCTGTCGATAAATCTTCGCCTGTTTCTGCGTTTACTACTCGTAATCTTTTCAAAATATCGTCTCCTTTTTCGCAAAATAAAAGAGCGCGGATGTGGCGCCCTCATAACGTATAGACAGCTAAACGGGTAAAATAGGCTGTTTAGTGAATAATTTTTTCTCCTGTTGCGATATCGACCGTAAACTGTCCCGGGGATCTCCCCTTTACGAAATCGTTATAGCGGCTTCTTCGTTCTTTATTTCGCGCCCTGGCCGCCCTATCAACGAATTTTTCCTCGTATGAAGAGCGTTTTCTTCGCGTTGGAACTTTATAATTTCGGCCATCTGCCCCGTACTCTTCGGCAAGTTTTTCGGAAGCTTCAGACTTAATACGCTCCTCTCGCTGTGTCTCGCTCATGATCGGGTACTCTTCGCGGGTCATTTTATCCGGATGGGGATTCGTTAGCTCTTCGTAGATAATAAGATTTGCCATATGTTCAAGTTCCGTGGAGTCCGGAGATTTACCGACTGAATCGTGGTATGCTTCCACAAGTGCGTTAATTTCCTTAATACGTTCAATACGATCCAATTCTCCAGCCTTCGTTCGCTTCTGTAATTCGGTAATCATTTCGTGTAGTAGCGCCTTATCCATTAATTCGTCCTCCCGTCGAGTATCCTTCGCCATGTCCCGCCCAATAGTAGTAAATATCCGCAATTGAATCGGCTGCACGATTTATCAGATGATTAATCGAATCCTTGCCAACTCCCATCCGTTTTCCCGCCTCCACTTGCGTCAGATCTTCGAAATATACGAGCCGGATGGCTTCGCGCTGTCTGTCGGTCAGTTTCGCAAGCTCGATCGCGTTGTGCAGATCGAGCAGCACTTCGGCAGCTTCGTATTCTCCGAGCCGTTTGCGGCTGACGAACTTCGGATAATCGGAGAGCAGCGTTTTGACGCCCTCCGCATTGTCTAGCGCATAAGCCGCCTCAAATTCGCGATCCTTTCGGTGTAGATCGATTTTGACTGTTCCGATAACAACCGCCTCCTCTTTCGTTAATAACTTCGTTAACAATTCGCACATCACAGTTGACTATCGGTAACTATTCCGTCTATACTGAACGTAAATACTTCCGTAAGGAGATTCGTTATGGCACTTACGTGGATATCTAACGACTTCGAACGCAACACCAAAGCGTATATCACAATCGAAAAGCAACGACGTTTGTTTGTTTCGGCCGGTGCGCGGCGCGTCATCGGACTGCCTACGGACGGACCGTTTTATTTATCCGTCGCATATGACGCGGCTGAAAAGCGCATTGTTGTCGGCAAGCCCGAACTCGTTAAGCAGCCGGATGTCAAACCGTTCAAGTTCGATAAGCGCGGCAATGTTTCGGCATGGCCGTTCTTGCGTAAAATCGGCATTGATTTCGATAAGCTTCCGCAACGCTATTATTTGATCGGCGATGGCGAGGCGTCAAAACAACCGTACCTGGCCTATCCGAAAGGCACGTATGCGTTTCAGTTAGACGAGTAGCTCCGCCATAATCGCGTCCAGCTTCTCGTATAACTCTTCCGGCTTGCCTGCGTTCTCAATTTCGTAATCAACTTCGAAATGATCAACGGCAAGCTCAGTCGGATGCTCCAAGTCGGCGAGGTCGAATTCATCGCCGGCTTTTTTTGCGCGTTCAATTCGGAGCTCTGCCGGTGCTGTTATGCGGATAAATACGAAACCTTCGTCCTTCAATCGCTTGTATTCGTTAGGCTGGCGGCAGTCATCGATGATCACGCGATTCTTTAGCGCCGTATTGCCGCAGTCGCAAGGATGGCGGTCGAGATAGGCGGCTATTTTCGGCATGAGAGCGTCGATCCATACGTCCTCTCCGAAGGCTTCCCGCGCCCACTGTCCGAACTTCTGATAATGAGCGCGCGGCTTCGGATTTCTCGGAACGTGAGGGAATGCGCGGTGAAATGCGTCCTTCAGTTCGTCGCCAAATGCGAACGGCTGGAAATCGTAGTGAAGCGAGATGTACGATGCGGCCAGCGACTTGCCTGCGCGAAGTGGTGCGGTGAGGGCGATCTTCATTGGCGTTCCCTCATTGCGTTAAGAAGTGCGGCAACCTCTTCGGCTGTGAACACCTTTTCGTCCCTCTTACCGTTTGTAATGGCGTAAAGATTGTAGATCCGGTCATTTTCAGCGTCTTGAAAATCGTCAATACGATCTTTAATTTTCGCTAATTCTTCGCCGTGTCTCCGGTTGTCTTTGTGCAGCGTGTCGATTTTGTCTTTCATACGATTCATTTCTTCGTATAGAAAATCGGCTGTATCCTCGTTTTCCGCGCGATCATGTTCGACTTTTTCTTCTAACGCAGCGATATCGTGGCGAATGTCCGAATCAGCATTCCGCAGCTCAGCGATTCTTCCCGGTCCCATTTCGTTCCGGCCTAGCTCTTCTTTGATCCGTTTATTCTCACGCTCTAATTCCGCAACACGCGTCGCTAGGTTAGCGATAACGTCGATCGGGTCGGAGGGCTGCGGTTCTTCTTCGGAGGATTCGGCCGGGACGAGGACGCGGTATTCTTCGTACTCTGCGTCTAAAAAATTCTCACCTAGAACGCCATTAACCAAAAAGAAGGACCCGTTGTCATGAAAGTCGTCAACTTCTTTTACGGAGTCGACAAATCCTTTCGGAAAATCATCGCTCTCAGTTACGATAACCTTCTCGCCTATTTCCGGCTTACGATCGACCATTTCGTAGCGCTCCGGACCGTCAGGGCCGTCAATGTGGACGATGTTGGTCGGTTCGAGGACGTGGTATTCTCCGAGGTAGATAAGTCCGCCACAGTTCATACCGGATGTGGCTTCGCCGCATTCCACGAAACCCGATCCAGGAGGAGCTTCGCGGTCTACCGTAAAAATATCTCCGTTCTCGTAAATATCGCCCGGATACCTTTTGTCTACGATCACAATCTTATCGCCGACCTCCGCCTTCCTATCGACCTCTACATATTCCCGTTTGATTCCGCCAAGTGATTCGTCAGCCAATACGTGGATTTTTTCGTTAGTTTTCGTCATTTTATCGAGCTCCCTTCGTATTAATCGTTCAAATTCCGGCTTAACCCGATCCATCACGCTTTTAAGGAAGTCCATACGAACCGCCTCCTCGTTATTTAATAACCCGCAATTCTACCGACTGCCGGCCGAACTGTACCGCGTCGGCTTCACTCGCGACCAATAGATCGAGCCGTGCGCCTTTAATCGCTCCTCCAACGTCAATCGCCTTCGCCTGGAAGCTCGAACCGTCAGCGAGCCGGACTTCAACCGTAGAGCCTAGCGCAATCACAGACGGATCGACCGCTATGACGCGTGCTCCTTCGTAATAGATCGAATGGCTGACGTCGACTCCCGTTTTGGTGATTCCGGTGCAGCCTTCCGCACAAAAGGCGGTATAAGCCGTCATGGTAAAAGTCCGCCATGCTGACGTTTTAGTTGCGGTCGGAGCAGGTTTCTTTTTCGTCTTCTTCAGCGCCATGATTTCGTCCTCAAGCGCCTGTATCTTCGATTCCTTTTTCGTTATCTCTTTCGTTAATTCTCTGTTGCGCAATTCAGCCGATTGGATGGCGGCCTTCTCTGGCGTTATCCTTGGCGGTTCTGGCGGCTGATCTGCCGGACAGTGGCCGGAGAATAGCTGCGCTGTTATCGTGAAATTCGTTAGGATTCCGATGCTTACACCTCCGTTTTGACCAATTCGCAAATGCTGACGGGAAATTTCGGTTTGACTAACTCGTAGACAGCTTTCGCGTACTCTTGAATTTCGACTTGACTATCGTGTGCCAGGCGTTGGTTTAGGAAATGCGCGACCGATTGAAGCGATGCCGTCCAGTAGTAGCGTACGTACATTCCGTAAGCCGGGAGGAATAGACGCGCTTGTTCTGCGCAAACACCCGATTTCATTGCGCGTTCATATAAACGCTCACCAAACGCAACGTAATCGAGTAGATCTTGCGTGGCTATTTTACCTTGACCTTCCGGCAGTGTTTCGCTGCTTCCCTGCTTCGCATTCTCCGGGGTTGACCGCCATTCATCCGCTTGCGGAATATAAAACGCAGGCTCTTCGGTAACATAGCGCCGACTCGATTCGTTCCAAGCGTCCATTGTGTGATCTGACCCGACGATATATTTCCAGTGCTGGCGCGCAACCATCAGTGGAGCATAGATTTCGAATTGAACCGTCGCATGTCGGAATGGCGACGTATGGCCTTCCCGCGCAAGGAATTTAATGAGCCGGATGTCCTTTTCGGATAGATTAGTAGATTCCTTGTCGTAGGAAACGCGGGCTGAGTTCACGACGGAAAGGTCGGAACCCATTACGTTTGTTAGGCGGACATAGCCGCGGTCAAGTACGTCGATCATTTCGTTCATAATACGCCTCCTCGTCTTGAAAAAAGGATAGAGTGCTTCTTTTATTTTCTATTTCATGAGATAATTACTATAAATCAATTAAAGAAAGGAAGATCTTATGAAGCTGAACCATGAAGTGGTTAGAAATATTTTATTGACTGTAGAGGAATCTTTAAGTTATAACCAAAAAGTTGATGTACAGGATCTCGCGAAGTTTCCTCTACTAGAGAATTACGATATTAATGATGTCAAATACACCGTCCGAAAGTTACACGAAGCTGGATTTCTTAATATAAGCGTTTCCGGAACAAAGCTTATGGAATGGGTCGAAGTTGAAAGCCTTACCTATCATGGACACGAATTTCTAGATAATATTCGGGAATCTGGTATATGGGCTGAAACTAAGAAATTGGCATCTAAGATCGGCGGTGGATCTGTATCCATCCTTGCGGAAATAGCTTCTAGTGTAATCAAATCGAAGTTAGGGCTTAGTTAACCCCGCTACTCCCGAATCCACCCGCACCCCGATCGCTATCGCCCAACTCGGCCACTCCCGTAAAAACCGCCTGCTCGATCGGCTTGATTACGGCTTGGGCGATACGATCGCCTTTGCGGATGATGTACGAAAACTGCGGCAAGTCTCCGTTCATTCTATAAATCTCTCCGGTAACCATTAACGGTCCGTAGTCGAAAGGAACTTCCATATTTAATGGCGCAATATTATCGACAACCACTCCGACCTCGCCCCGATATCCCGCGTCAACTGTACCGAGCTGAACGCGAAGCTTCGTCTTCAGCGTAATGCCGGAGCGTGGCCGAATCTGCATTTCGTAGCCTTCCGGAACCTCGAACGCTAGCCCCGTTTTGACTAGCGCGGTTTCTCCCGGCTCGATAACGACGTCTTCTGCCGCAACCAGGTCGAAGCAGGCGTCTGAAGCGTGAGCATATTGCGGGATTTTTGCATCGGGTGATAGGCGTTTAATGTTTACGTTCATACGAAACCCTCCTCGTTAATAACTGCGAATATACTTTCGTTAATGGACGCTTACTCGAAATAGAAATCGCTGTCCTGCAACGGCTCGACCGTCGCTTTTTTGTATCCGTTACCTTTCATCGAAAAGAAGTCATGCGATTTCGTCTTCGTATCCAACCCGTTCAGCACGATCGGATTTACCGTTTCATCTTCGAAATACGGATCGAATCCGAGGTTAGCCAGCGCCTTGTTTCCGTTGTATCGCACGAACTTCTTAACGTCGTGAGTCAGTCCGACTTGGTCGTACAGGTCTTCGGTGTAGGCGGCCTCATTCTCGTAGAGTTCCGCAAGCAATTCGACGGCAAAGTCGCGCAATTCGATCTGTACGCCCGGTGACTGGCGATTGTAAATTTCCTGCGCAAGCAAACCGACATAAACACCATGAATCGCTTCATCGCGGATTATCAAATTAATGATCTCGCCGCTGTTCATCAGCTTTCCTTGACCGTAGAAATATAACGGATAGTAAAAGCCGCTGTAGAAAAGGAAGCTTTCGAGGTAGACTGACGCAACCATCGCTTTGTATAACGAAATGTCATCGCCTGCCTCAATCGCGTTATACAATCCGCCAATGATTGCGGCTTTCCGCTGCAGGTATCGATTCGTCTTCACCCATTCGAAAAGTTCCGTTATCTTCTCCGTTGGCGCTAGCGTCATGAAGATGTTCGAATACGACTTCGCATGGACTGCGTTTTCCATCATCGCCATAAAGTTCAGGACGGCTTTGCGCTGATGACCGGATACCTGAGCGGCAATTAACGGCATACCTTCGTTCCCTTGCTCCGTGTCGAGTAGCGTCAGCCCCGCGAGCACCTTCATGTATGTGTCCTGTTCGTTGGTACCGAGATACTTCCACGTTAGGAGGTCGCCGTTTAGAGCGATTTCCTCCGGAAGCCAAAACTGCTTAACGTTCTGTTCGTAAAACATCTGCGTGAATCCGTCTTCGTGTTGCGACCAGTTTGCTGCTGTATATTCCGTCAATTATTCGTCCTCCTTCTTTTTGTTATTTTTCGGATTTACTAGCTGCGTCTGCTTAAATATTCGTTCAATATGTCTTCATATTTATCTCGCATGAACTTAAACCTGTCTTGATGCAAGTTCTCGCTCCACCCGGTTAATTCATCAAGCTCCTTCATTTGCTGAAATCCTTTTTGGATTTCCTCGTAGTAAAATTCAATGTCTCCCACCGCTCGCCAATGCCTCGCTGTTCTGACTTGTTGCCCTGTTTCGGCTGTTTTCATAGCTATATTTAAGGCTTTTGTTTTCTTGTTTTGATTAGAGAGTATGTTCGATGCGATTTTCTTCAAAATGAGATCGCAGTAAACCTTAACGAAATTAGTTGGTTCGCTCACTATCAATACCACCTCCTATCAATCTGATAATTTAAACCACGCATGACAGGCAACCTTCCTGCCCCGTATCTTTAGTCCGCGCATAATACAGCGTCTTGATCCCTTTGTGATGTGCGTATAGGTCAATTCGGTTCAGATCGCGTGTCGTCATCGTATCCTTCAGGAACAGCGTAAATGAGATGCCTTGATCGACGTGCTGCTGAATTGTCGCAATCATATCGACGACTTTAAACATATCCATGTCGTACGCTTCCTTATAGAAGAACCAATTCTGCGGCGATAGTCCCGGCATCGGATAATACGTCTTCGAATTGCCGTACGTACGCTCTTCGATTCGCTCCATAATCGGCATGACCGACGCTGTAGCCGACTGCACATACGAAATAGATCCCGTCGGTGCGATCGCTAGTCTATACGAATGATAGAGTCCGTGTTTCCGTACGTTATCCTCCAGCCGAACCCAATCGATGCGTTCCGGAATTTCAACGCCTTCAAACAGCTTCGCGACCTTCTCCGTTTTAGGACGAAAATCTCCCGCGACGTACTTATCGAAGTAGCTGCCGTCCGCATACGTTGATCCTTCGAATCCCTCGAACGTGCTGCCGGTTTCCTTCGCAAGCTCCATCGACCGCACCAGCGACCAATAATTAACGAGCGCAAAGAATACGTTAGCGAAGTCGCGAGCCTCTTCCGATTCATAAGCGATCCTATTCTGCGCAAGATATCCGTGTAGATTCATCGCGCCAAGTCCGATCGAACGCATCTGACGGTTGGCCTTAGCGACTGCCGGCGCGTTCTTGATATTCGTTGATTCCGATACGACCGTCAGCGAATCGACTGCGAGCTTAACCGTTTGCTCGATCGACTTATTCGCCATGACGTTCGCGATGTTGAGCGATCCGAGGTTGCACGAAATGTCTAGTCCAATTACGTCCTCTTCGCCGTAGTCGGTGTACTCCGAAACTTTGGACGCCTGAAGTACTTCGCTACAGAGATTCGAAAATTTCACCTTCGAAATGTGATTCAGCGCATGAGCCGCGTTGACGTTATCTTCGAACATAATGTACGGGTAGCCCGACTCAGACCGTAGAATCGCGAGCTTTTCGAGTAGCTGCCGCGGATTAATCTTTTCCTTACGCACCGCCGGATTCTCGACGAGCTTGTCGTACATTTCTCCGATATCCATTTCATCAAGGTGCTCGCCGTATTCCTTATAGACCGTATGCGGATAGAAAACGTATGCGTCACGGTCTTCGCGAGCCAATTCGATAAACTTATCCGGAATGACGACGCCGATCGATAGCGTCTTGACCCTTACGTCTTCATCTGCGTTAATCTTTTTGGTATCGAGGAAATCGTTGATATCGCGATGGAACACGTTCAAATATGCTGCTCCTGCCCCCGCTCTTGCGCCTTGCTGATCTGCATAGCGGAAGGCATTATCGAGGAGTTTCATAACTCCAACGACGCCCTTCGTTACGTTCTCGATTCCTTTGATCGATTCACCTTTCGCTCGCAACTTCGATAAATTCAAACTTACGCCTCCGCCCATTTTCGAAAGTTGCATCGCTGTTCCGATCGCCATTTGAATATCGTTTAAGGAATCGTTCACTTCGAGAAGGAAACACGATACGAGTTCGCCGCGTCGCTTCCGCCCGGCATTCAAAAACGTTGGTGTAGCCGGCTGGTATTCCTGACGGATCATCATTTCCGCAAACTCGATCGCCTTGGCCGCGTCCCCTTTTGCGAAGAATAGCGCACAGATGGCGATTCGATCTTCGTAGCGTTCGAGGATCTTCTTCTTATCGTTCGTCTTGAGCGCGTAATCGTTGTAAAACTTGAACGCACTCATAAACGAAGGGAAACGGAACTTTTTCGCGTAGGCTGCCTTGTAGACCGCTTTTATTTCATCGAATGTATACGGCTCGAAGACTTCGCGTTCGTAATAGTCGTTCTCGATCAGATAATCGAGCTTTTCGCGCAGATCGTGGAAAAATACCGTATTCTGATTCACGTAATCTATGAAATAACTGCGGACGGCTTCGGCATCCTTTTCGAATTGAAAGCCGCCGTTCTTCCGTATCATAATTTCGTTGTTAAGTTCGATATACTTCGCATGCTTATTCGTCAATAGCTCTCACCCTTTCCGTAAATATCCGTACATCCTCCGTCGTCCCCGCCAGCTCGAACTTGTGGACGATCGGCACTCCGTACTCTTCCGCAATCAAGTCCGCCGCCTTTGCGAAATTCCCGCCCCAGTTGCGATTGCCTGACGCAGCCACGCCCGCCATTAAATCGCCATTATCCGCGAGGAAGTCCCAAACGGTGCCAGCGACCTGACCGAAGCCGTAAGTTCCCGTTACCAAGACGAACGGTTCCGTTAAAAGCATATCCGACTTGATTTCGACCGCTGGCAGGCCGGTCTTGGCTACGAATCGGCGGACGTTACCGGCCAGCGAGTAATAGGCGATTAACATAAAGACGCCACCAATACTCCGATAGGAATTGCGTACATAGAGAGAACGATTAGCTTTACGATCTTATCCGTCATAGTTTTTGCTTCCGTAAAAACCGTTAATAGCGCAAAAAGTAGCAAGCACACTATCGCAACGTATGTCATTCGATCGACTCCCTCCGTTTTAATTCCGCCTCTATTTCGTCTTTTCGCGCCAGAATCCGGTCACGCTCGATTCTTAATTCGATCAACTTCGTATCGTGCCGGCTGATTGCGTAATCAACATCGATAAGTTGTTCGTCAAGCCATCGTAAGGACTGTCGCAATTGTGCGGCCGGGACGCCGTAGCATTCGTAGGTCATTGCGTTTCCTCCTCTACGTCCTTTTGAACGCGTTTATGTTCGCGGTATGCGGTGTACAGTCGATCAGCTAATCCGACGAGTAACGCGGTTACCGTGAAAACCACTGCGATTGTGATTCCGACTTTAACGACTGTTCCGACCGCTGGGACCGAAAGCAACGCCGTCACGATGACAAATCCGGTCAGACATCCCGCAGAAAACAATCCGAGTAATAAGGTGAGCGCAGCCAAGTACGCTAATGCTCCGATAAGTCGCTGCTTAAACATTCGAGCCGCCTCCTAATTCATCCTTATATCGTTCATGCAATGTGTCTGCGAGTTCCTTAGCGTACACAAGAAACGCATTGACAAAATCAGCCTCTTCCTGCGTTATTATTTCATTTTCTTTACCTTGCTTAGCTTGAATTTGGCGAGTTAAAGCAACCGCCGAATAAATAAAGCCATCAAATATCTCCTGTTTAAGAATCATCATATTTCTATGCTCTTCCACCGATCACTTCCCTCCGATCGTGTCGAGGATTTCTTTGATCGCGTAGTATTCCGGGTTGATTAGCGCTTTGATTCCTTCGGTGATCGCATAAATACCGAATCCTCCCGGAGTAACCACTAAAAAACAAACAGCAAGCACCACGGGAAACCATTCGAAATCCCAACTACAATGGCTCTTCTCATACGATTTTACAGTCACCTTCGTAATTATGACTCCCGCAATAACTGCGATCATTAGAAAAACGAACCCGATAATCGAATCAGTCACACCGTTAGCAAACGCCTGCTTTACGAGAACTCCGTATACATGCTCGGCCGCGACTCCGAGCTTTGCTGCCAGCTTGTCGATATACTCCATCGCTTTATCCATTCGAATCACTCCTTCGGTTTATCTATTACGCCTACGTGAATCAGCCACGAAAGCCCAATTGCCGCCGCATCGCTTTCATCGAAGTTTGCAAACTCGCCGGTATATCCGGTCATACGCCGCACCGCCGCCTCAACTTCGTCCTTTTCTGCGTTGCCTGATCCGGCAACCAACGACTTAACACGCGTTGCTGATATTCCGAGTTGCGGTTGCTTTGCGGTCGGAGTCTTCCAATACTTATCGAACGTTAACCCGAATCGAGACGTTGCTCGTTCGCACGCGTTCCACGCCGCCAGAACCGGATAGTTCGAGGTCGACGTTTTGCCTGCGAAGTCCTCCCGCACCACATAATCGAATCCATCCCGCGGGTAGTTTTTATCGAGGAACATCAGCGCCCACCCTTCGATAACTTCGGCTCGATGCGCGTGTGACCGGCTAGGGTTTGGCTTGACGTGTGATAGCGCTTTGATCGTTGGCTTTCGGTTGCGTACCTCGATGATCGCCACGCCTGGGCAGGTCATCGAGGTGTCGAACGCAAGGCACCGGATAGGCTTGGCGCTACTCATCTGCCCGCACTCTTTCGATAAATTCGAGCGCATCAACGTACTGCCGTTTCGTAGATTCGTATACGTTCGACCTCAATACTCGCGACACTTTTGCGCGAAGATCCGCCAGTTCTTCATCCGTCAGCGACTTCGCAATAGCCGTCTTGTATCCGTTAAATGTCCATCCGTTCAGATCCAACGGTAAAGGCGAGCCCTCCTCGACAGACTTGCGGATCTCTACGAATCTATCGAATAGCTGCTCGACGTCTTCATCCGTAATTTCGATGCCGAACGCCCGCATATCCGGAGACTTTTCGAACTCTCCTTCCGGATACACCCACGATTTCTTAGCCGCGTTCACGTAGAGGATGACGTAAAGGTCGACGCCGTACATCGGACCGTAGGCGACGCATTGCTTGACGTGCTTTTCTTCCGGCTGCCACATCGAATGGAGGGACGTCTTTGCAGCGGTAGTCTGCTTCGATTTAATCTCGAGGCCGACGCGCAGCACTTCGCCGTCTTCCGTTACGTAGCGCATGATGCCGTCGCACGTTCCGTAAAGGTTGAACGAGTATCCACGATGTGTGACCGGATGATTCCTTTTCGCGAAATCCTCGAACATCGGCGTTCCGTCTTCGTTCTTTTCGAAGCTGAACGGACAGGGGCGGCCAGTCTTCTTCTCGAAATGTTTCTCCATGAAGAGAATGTCGCGCTGGATCACGTCACCGATCGCTGTACCAATTCGAGTCCACCGTCCTTGATACGGAGGCTTTTTCGTTTCGTCCCTCGGAGATCCGATCGCTTTATGGTATAGCTCGCGCGGGCAAGCGTTAGCAGATGACGGCGAGAAATACGGCTTCTTCGGAAATACTTTCGGAGCATTGGCGTACCATTTATGAATCTGCGCGTCCAGGGCGTTATCCCACGTCTCCGGCAGCGAGTGCCATTCGTTCAGATATTCGACCAATTCGTCCGCAATCTGCTGCGCGTATGTGGTCGGTTCTTTTATGTGTGCCCGCAGTGAATTTGCGGCTGATCTTCCGTTTATATTCGTCAATTAATCGTCTCCCTTCGTTTTAAACCACTCTTCCACGGGAACTCCTTCGCCCCATCTTCGCATCACTTCGATATCTGTTCCGTTAGGTACAACGTCTCCCCAACGATATGAATTAAGCATGATATCGCGAATGTCTTGCGCTTCCTCCCACGTAAAATCCTCCGGAACTTCGAATATCAATTCGTCATGTACCGTTGACCACAGCGCCCAGCCCGGTTTGTTAGCGCAATATTCATGAGCCTTAATCATCGTGACCTTCGTTTGTATAGACGACGATCCTTGAACGCGGGCATTTGTCGCCTGCCTCAAAGCACGATTGATCCGCGAGTTATGTTTCCTGGCGTCCTCATATTTCGGATCATTCCATTTTCCATACGGAATAGGTTTTCGAGGTAATTTAGCGTCCGGAAGCCGTCGTTTTCGCGCCTTTAGATCAGCCCAAACGTATCCGTTTTTTCGCACAAACTCCTCGTTTTCTTTTAGCCAAGCCGATAACTTCGGCATACTTCCGAATAGCTCACCCTTAAACTTTGTCGCCTCTTTTTTATTAACGCCTAGCATATCCGCAAGAGAATAGTCACTCATCCCATAAAGTGTCGCTAACCACACGACCTTCATTTGCTTACGCTCCTTAGTGTCTGAGCCATCGGCGTTTTTATAGACTTCCTCGTACGGACGCTTATAGAAGTTTGATGCCATCATAGCGTAAGGATCGCGCTCCTCTAAAAACGCGTTTATCAGTACCGGCTCTCCGGATAAATAAGCCACACACCGAATCTCCTGCGCTTTAAAGTCGGCACCCAGCAACACTTTTCCGGGAGGAGGGCTAAACATCGGTCGGGCTTCTTGAGGCTGATTCTGTACGTTAAAGCCTTGATCTGTTTTATCCTCATCATCCTTGCCGGAGCTGAATCTTCCCGTTACGGTTCCCATCGGATTAAAGCGCGAATGCCAACGCTTAGTTGTCGGATTTTGCTTCAATGGCAGAGTTTCAATGTAGGTACCGGAGAGCTTCGTAATTTTCTTGTACTCCAACAACTTTGCAATGACTTCGTGGTCGCCTTTTAGCGGCTTTAATGTTTTCTTTGCGTCCATGTTCGGAAGCTCTTTGCCGATCGCCTTCGAAAGTGCAGGGCGCATCTGTTGGGTTGAGTTTAGATTTAACGGACCATCGCCTTCATGGAACGGAGTCAGCTCCGTAACTAATTCCGACCGCAACTCTTCCGCACGCTTATGCAGTTTTTCTCCGTATTCCTTTGCGAAATCCAAGTCGAGGATATATCCGTTAGCCTCTAAATCGACAATTACATATAGCAACGGAATCTCAACGGTTTGGTAATACTCCAAAATCGTAGGCATTTTTTCCATGTGTTGACGTTGAAATTTGTACAGCTTCCACGTTAATTCCGTATCTTTAGCTGCGTAAACTAGCGCGATGTCTAATGGCACTTCTTTGAATTGCGCGTCCCGACCAAACAATGCGTCGAACGTATCTGCCGGCGTTTTTAGATATTTTGGCGCCAAGTCTTTTAATTTAAATGAACCGGCACCACCCAATGTGCGATCACCTTCGTTTTCATTTAACATGTGCATCGCGGTCATCGTATCCCAAACGACGCCTTTCAGATCGAATCCATGTCGGCGGACCATCGCAATATCGAATATCGCGTTGTGCAGGACTTTTCCGATCGACTCATCGTTAAATACCGGCGCCAATCCTTCAAGCACGTATTCGCGACTCAGTTGCTCGCAATCTACGTGATCAACCGGTATATAAACGTGCCAGTCAGCGCTCGGAAGCGTGAGCGAAAGCCCGACGATAGCATCCGTATATACATCAACGCCGGTCGTTTCGGTATCCACTGCGATAATTTCTTCGCTACTTAACGCCTCAATTAAAGCCTGGAATCGGGCTTCAGTCGTAATTAATTCGTAGTTTTCCGGTGTATTCTCGACCATCTTCCGCAAAGTTTCTTCGCGCTGGGATTCTTGAAGCGTCTTCCATAATCGCATGGCCTCCGCCTTGCTGAACGCCTTCGGGTTGCCGGCCTTGTTCACGCAGTCAGACGGATTCCTTGCGAGCTTGCCCGCTTCCATTGCCGCCTTGACTTCGTTTAAGCGTTGGCGGTCAGTTTCCGATAGCTTGCTCGCGAATATGCGGCGCCAGCTTTCCTCGATCGGTTCGGCCTTTCTCGCCTTCTGCTTCCGCTTAGCTGTTTCAGCAACTTTTTCGTTCTTAACTTCGTCATTTTTAGGCGCCAAAGCGCTAAGATTCAACCGCAGATTTTCGAGTTCCATTCGCACCCTCCTTTCTCGCGTGATGGGTTCGGTCTACTCCGAGATAAAATTTACGGCACCGAAAAATAACGCCATAGATACGTATAATCCAGCGAATAGCCATTCCGAATTGTATATAGCGATTACGGACAATGCAGAATTATAGATACCGAAGACATAAGCGAATGCCCTATTCGACCTGCTCATAAATCGACCTCCTCCGTCCATTTCCGCTTGTATTCCACCTCATTGTCCGCATACCAATCCGACCAGCAAGCGTTGTCGCAAAAGTACCGGTCGAAGAGCGAATCGTATGTTGCGGATCGCCCTTCGTTCATTACCCGGCTACATGCGGCGCAGATGGCGGCAGGTTTTGCGTCCACTTACTCGTCGCCCTTTCGATCGAAACGCGCTTCGACTGGCGCTATTAGTTCGATGCTTGACTGATTTTCTGTGCAATTTCCGTGGTTCTGTGTAGCGACTTTTACTCGACCGTCCTCGCCGACAGCCAAAACCTCGCAAATTTCCCCATCATATAAATACTGAACCATATCACCGGCCTTATACTCGCCCACCTCGCGTCCGATTGCGGCCCATTTCTTACGCTCGGCGGCTGCGCGTTTTGCTTCGGCAACTTCTTCGTCAGTGGCGCGGACGAGTTCATCTTCGTAAAAAATTCCGGCTTCGTTTCCGTTTAATTTTTCGCAATGGAAAGGTGCGAAATCTTTGTCGTCTCTTTTTACTAGTACGATTTCATCAATTTCCGCATAATGACCGCTTTCGTTCCTGACCACCTTCGCATAATCACCGACTTTCAGGCGTTCAGGCTTCGGCTCGGCGGCGCTGACTTTGCGGTAGACTTCGAAATCATCGGCACAGTAAGTGTCAAAACCGTCACCGTCGTCATCCCGGATTTGAGGATCTCCGCAACCATCTACGCGATAGATTTCGTAATACTTACCTGCGGTTAGAAATTCGTTTGGAGCTTCGTCAAACTTAACGAAATCGCCCGCCTTCGCCTCGCTCTTGTCAATCCGTACGTATTCCGTCTTGGCTTCGCCTTTTAGCGCAGCAACGTCGGATTTTAGGGATTCGATATCCTTTTCGTTTGTGCTGACGCGATCTTCTAATGACGGTTGAGATGCGGAGACTTTGCGGAAGAGTATGCTATCCCCGTCTGTTACGGCGTTTCCGTGAAAGTCGTCTATTTCATCTCGGACAGATAACCGCGAAGTACCCTCGTCGCGTACTAGTAGGTAAAATCCGCCTAATTTAAGATCCGGATGCCTATGTCCGTTAAGTACCAAATCTCCGGATTTTCCGACACTTCTCGGAGTTCCTTCCACACGCTCATACTCCGCACCGTTATACGCAACCTTCGTAATTTCACCGTTCACCATATCGAGAGTTTTAACGCCAGTAAGTTTCGACATCGAATCGTCCTCCTTTTATTGACCGTCCGACCCGGTAAGGTCAAACCGCCTCCGCTTCGTTATTTTCCACAAAATCTTCCCGCATGAAATTCAGATCCATTTCGACCCAGCGCTTGCCTTCCTTTACTGACGGCCCCCAATAGTCGGTAATGCCGCGATTATCGAACATCCAAACGCGAGGGAATTTTCCCTCACCGATCAGCACGCCGATGAAGAAGTCGACGTCGTCCGTCGTATAAGGCTGACCGTCTCCTTTGCGCCCTTCTACCGTTAAATAGCCGCGGTCTTCCCGACGATCACGAATCGTCTTAACCTGGAACGTCTTCCATTCGCCAGTGCCCGGATCTCTTGCGCTGATATCGAAGGATTCTTCCGTCTCCGCTTTTGATACCGCCTGCCACCCGCTGGCTAATAAAGCCGCGCGGGCGATCAGTTCGGAATATTTGCCGATAGTTTCCTTGAGATGCGCCATTCAATCGTCCCCCCTCGTTTTATTAAAACGGCAGATCATCGTCACTGATTTCGTTAGATTTTTCGTTATTAGATTCCGCTAATGGAGGCAGAACGGCTTTCTTGACGCCCTCTTTCGCTTCGTGAAGAATCTTAACGATGTCTTCTTCATCGCGGAAGTTAGCGAGTTCTTCGTATTTGTAGTCGATGCCGATAAACGCTTTTGCTTCTTCAAGAACATCGCCAGGTAGATCTCCAGTTTCTAACGAATAAGTCTTGTCGGACTGCTTAAAATGCACCGCTTGACCTACGAGTGTATAATCCGACTTGATTTTCTTGACCGGCTTCTCCGCTTTATCAAAATCATCCATTAAACTGTTTGCGTGGAATTCCGCAATGTCTATAACGCGATAAGTTTTGTATGTCGGATCGTACACCGGTATCATAAAGAACATTTTTCGTTTTGCTCCCGCTTTGCACGAAATGCACTCATTTTTTCCTGGCTGGAAGTATTTTTTTAACTCGTCAACGCTGACGGTACTACGAGGGGAGTGCAAGCACGTATGCTTTCGGAATTTATGATCGTAGCCCTTTCCGGTGTATTCTCTGTTTTCATGTACGAAATAGACGTACCACTCATCGTACGGCGCAAGCATAACCAACGTACGTCCTTCTTTGTTGATCTCCCCGCGACTTCCGACGCGGACATAACGCGTAACGCCCTCCGGGAATTCGCTTTCGCCGTTAGCCGCCTTATCACGTTCTTCTTCGCGCTCTTTCAAAATGTCTCTAATGCTCATTCGATTTCCCCCTACGTTTTAATTTTGAGGCTTTTCGCCCTCGCAAAATGCCGGTATCTGCGTCCGAAACGCCGCCAGCGCTAAGCCGTAGCGACGCGACTCTGTTACTTAACGGCCACCCCGACATTCTCCGAGCGCCGGGCCGCATATCCGCCGCCCTCATTCGCCTTCTTCGCGATTAACTTCGTAAATAAGTCTGCAAATACAAAGCGCTGCAATCACCGCAAATATTTCGAATAGCCATGCGTTAGACATAGGCAGCGACTCCTCTCGCTGTACGCGTCAGTTCGCGTCTTAATTCGTGCGATTCCGCCGGCAATTCGTCAATACGCATACGAACCGCATTAATTCGAGATTGCAACGCCAATTTCGTCGGTAATGACCGGGCGCGCGACAAACGGTCTTCTAAATGTGCGATCTCTTCTTCGAGTTCATCGCGAAACTTATCGATCCTAGCCACCTCTTCCGTAATTTGTTGCGACATTTTCGTAATTTCTTCCGTAATGAAATTCGTCACTTTACGCCGAATACGATTGATGCATCCTTTATTCGGTGGGATCACGGTTTTAACAACGTCTACATCTACCGCAAGCATGAACGTTGCTCCACGATGGGAATACATCCGAGCATCTTTTCCGTTGTTGTCCGGACCGATGCCGCAGTAAATCGCATTAGATAACATCTGCGACGCCCATGCTTCCGGCGTTTGGTTGCCGATCTTAAAGCGCTTGGTAATTCGTTTCTTTGCGTGGTGAGATAGCGTGACTTTCATCCGACCCGCACCGCCTGTATCGAAAGTGGACGGTAGTAGTCCGCCGGATCTTCGTCGACCGGCCATGCGCCTTGATATAAAATTTCGGTAAGTTTGCGCTGATCTAGCGCTGGATACGTATTGGAATCGGTAATTTTGGGGATATTCATAGTACGTTCGCCTCCATATTATTTAGGTAAAACGCACTAGATCGGAAGGTGTGTTCGCATTCTGTTCGCTTGTCTTTTGACAACAGATTGTATATGATGAGGGTGTAGCGATGCCTTCCGGGCTAGTTACGCTAAGTTATTTCGCAAACAAATAGTCTCGGTAATCACCGAACTGTTGAGTATCGAAGTAGCCTGCCAGCTTTTCGAGTTTGCGAATGACTGTCATGTGATGGACGCCTAACTTCTTACCGATTGCCGTCGGCGTTGGGCGTTCACACGCTAGGAACGTCTCAACAATTACTTTTGTTGTTTCGTCCGATTTTTCAACCAAATTGTCGATCAGTTGCCGCTGATCGGCTCTTTTTTTTCTGAAAAATAAATTCTCTGGTGTATCTTCTGCGACGACTCTCAGCGTTGCCGCGCCTTCATCGCCATTCGAAGATAACCCACACTCTAACACTTCATTCTGATGCCTTTTCTTTTTATTCCTATAAAGATTCGCTCGTTTATTTTTTAGACTGAACTTAAAATAGTTTTCGAAGTCATGTTCACCGGAATAAGAAGCAACACAATTCATAAGGACATCCTCGTATAATGCTAACACCTCCGGAACGCTAGCCCTCAACGATCGCGCCACCTCTTCAAATGTCGATCGCATCGGAGTGATGGTTAGGTCATAAATCTCTGTGAAGGAATTATTACTTCTTGTCTTTTGATAATTCAATACCAGGCTATTCAGTTTTTCTTTCAAAAACTTTCACCCTCCTTTTTTCACTTAATAATACCCGCGACATTTTAAAGCCGCACATAATTTCTTAATTTTTTTCTAAGTTTTTCTTCTGTAAAGAAATAATAACATGTAATTTGGATAATTCTTCTCTATCACACTATGTTTCCGAAAAATAATTTAATGTAATGAATATTCGCAAATAAAAGAAAATCCCGTCGAATGACGGGCTAAAAAAGAAAAATCAACCACCTGGGACTGGGTCTGCTAACTGTGTTGTATTATCTTCTGTCACATTATTAATTAACGAACTTCCCGCTAGCAGAACCACCGCTGTAAATAAAACTGCCAATAAAATCTTTTTCAAAGTATTCCTCTCCCTTGTAATTTAATTGGATGTCCTTTATAGGGGCAGCGACGAGAGGGTCTAATCCGGCATCGATCATATCACCCACAACGATGCTTGAAAACAGGAAGTTGAATTCTTGTGTGAATGTACTATACGCGCAGGCCAGATCTGATAAGGTCCCATCCTTGATCAATTGGAAGTACCGCAGAAATAGATTTTTTTCGCCTAGTATCATGTCTTTCGGTGTTGGTAAATTTTGAGGAATCTCCCCTTTCTCTTTATACGAATAAAATCCCTCGACTAACTTCAATGTGTTTTTTGCTTCCGCAGCAATCCTCAAATCGTTTGTCTTTTTTGCCTCATCAGCGCTCATCCTTATATAGCGAAGACACTCTTTCTTATCTTCCTCTATAAAAGAAACACCCATGTAATAATACCCGTCAGATTTCGTTTTCGCACTTAAATTCGAAGAAAAAAGAAATTCTGCATGACGTCGCGCTTTTGAAAGATCTTTAAGATATAAATAAGCAGGCGCAAATACTTCGGAGAGTCTGATAAGATAACACTCTTTAAAAAACGTTTTCCTTGCGTCACTTAATTCGTATATCTCTTTTTCGATATCGGAAGCTTTTTCAACGATTGTTGCATATTTATTTTCAAAATAAAGACAGTAGCAAGAAAAGATATCTTTCAAAACCTTTAATTCTTTATCCTTTCCGCATTTTAAAGTGTTCACATAATTCCTCAACTCTTGTGGTCTGAATTCCCCTAACATGTAGTTATATATTACCTGATAAAATTGTGTATAATTGATTAGGTTGGAATCCATTCTATGCGCTTTCAGCAATTTTTCTAACAAAGGAATATCACGCTTTATTGCCGCATACTCAAAAGCATGTTTAATAGCCTCAGTTGTAGTTAGTTTCAAACACCATTCTTGCATTAATTCATGATACTTCGCTTTATAGAAAAATTGTGACAATTTTAATAATGTTCGAAATCCGATTTTCCCAGTTCTTTTGAAATTGTAAAGCTGATTCACATGAATATTTAATTTACTTGCAGCTGAATCAAAATCCAAAAACAAATCGTCGAAACAGTTTAAAACATCTTGCTGAAGTGCGCCCAAATTTAAACCCCCTCTATTTTTAATTGCGCTCGTTTATATTTCTAAGTATAATACATATGTGTACTTTTGTACACATTATTATTCAAAAAATTTGGAAGGAAGATAATTATGATTGATTATTCTCCATTATTTAAATGTCTTAATGAAAAAGAAATAGCTTTGAGTCATTTCCGTGAAAAAGGACTAAATTCTAAAACGCAGGCTCGTATAAATAAGGGACAAGCTGTAAGTCTCTCGACAATTGAGTTTTTGTGCAAGGAATTAGACGTTCCGATCGAATGTGTCGTTAGGATCATAAGGGACTAGCTAACCTAGCGAGATATTATCGTCTAGTGTAAAATAGTACGGACACCTTTAATGATGGGAGGTGTTTGTTACGTTTAAGGTCGGCAAATGCCGGATACCCGAACTTTGCCATAAACGCGGTATTGATCAGACTCAACTCGCAGCTAAAGTCGGTTTAACAAAACAGCACATAACGGACTACGTAAGCCTCCGCAACATTCCAAGCATCGAGCGAGCTTATAATATCGCTCATGTACTTGGTTGTGTTCCTGAAGATCTTTACGAATGGTCCGAGGTATCCGGCAATAACACGGAGGGTTAATATAACCTCCGCCGACCTTTAGTACGGGTATTCCCGTACTGTAAACTCACCCGCCACTTCTTAACGTCATCCGCACGCTCATACACCGCCTTCAACTCCGCTCTCCCCTTCGCAAGCAATAATTCATTCGCATCCTTTCCTTCCGTAATATATACGTGTGCCAGTCCGACTTTCCCGTATAAATAACGCTCGACCTCCGCACGCAACTTCTCGCCGGCCTTATCGTTATCCGTCACGATGGTTACGTGTTCGACCGGAGACTGGACGATAATGTCCGCCTTCCGTTGGTTGAACGAAGACCCACCGGTCCCGATCGCCGGCACTCCCGCCGTCATCCACGATTGCGCATCGATCTCCGCCTCGCATAAGACAACGCGTGTCAGCCGCCGGTCATACACGACATTCATTCCGTAAACAAGGTCCCGTATCGGCCAGCCGTCTTTAACGTACCAGAACGCCTTGCCCCGCTTTGACCGGTACTTCACGTTAGCGAGCCGCCCGTTCGGCAGCCGCCAGGGCAACGCAACCGCACCGCCAACCATTCCGACGCCCATTAGCCGCTGGACCGCCGGCATGATTCCGCGCTTGTTTAAATAATCGTTAGGCCCCGCAACCACGTCGTCGAGAATCGATTCGCTTAGATGTTCGCGATTCTTTGCGATCTTCAGCTTCGGCAGCCTTAGCGTTAATTTACCGTTATCTGAATCCGGCGCATACGCATCGATGAGGTATTCGACCGTCTCCTCTTCGGTTTCTTCGCGCAAGAACGCTAGCAGCTTAACGAAGCCACCCCGTGCATACTCTGCGTCATAATAGCCGCTATCGCCCCAATAGCCGGCCTTTGCGGATGTCGTATCGTCAAGATATACGTAAAAACTCGGCGTCCGGTCATATCGGAAAGGACTTGCGGCCAGGAGCCGCTCATCCGTCCAGGTCGGCCGCGTCCATTCGAACTGTTCGAGCTCATATCGTATGTCGACGTCGACCGGACGGCCGTTTAACGTCAATGTCGGCACTTTCGTCTCACTCCTTTCGTCTTAGAAATCGAACTGATCCGCTCCCCCTAGCTGCTTAATGACGCCAAACTGCGGCAAATAAACGATCTCTGCGCGCTGACCTTCGCCGCCATCCCGGCCTTTGTTCAGACCGATCAGGCCCCGACCTTCCTCTGCGTTCGTATCCACCGCAATCAATAGCGCAGCATCTTCGAGAAGAGCCTTTGTTTTCTTGACGTCTTTACGCTGCGGCAACTTTAATTCGGAATCAGCGTCTTTCCCTTCGCCTTCTTCCGCTTGCGTCAACGCAAAGACAGTCGTTTTTGTTTGTCCGGCCAGACGACGGAGTTTCATCGATGTATTAGCCGCGTCTCCCCCCGCAGTCTTTGACGTGTTCTTTTCGTAATCGAGGTAGTAAAACGGATCGATTAGAACGACGTCAGCTTTCGTTTCGAGGATATCCGCTTTTAAATCCCGCAGTTTCCGGGAGCCGAAGTCTTCGTCGTCTACCGCGCGGACAATAATATTACCCGGGATCAGTTCGTTCATCTTATCGAGGAATTCCATAAAGCCGGCTTCGAATTCGTCGGAAAGCTTGCCCTGGCGTACATCGCGCGAATTAAATCCGGCCTCAATATCGACGCCATCAAGATTCGCTTTTGTCACGCCAATGCTTGCCGAAATGGAAACGTAAAGCCTGACGAGAACCTCATACCATCCCATCTCCATCGACCAAATCAGAACGTTCGCCCCCTGCATCGCGCAATTAATCGCTTCCTCCAACGCAATGGCCGATTTTCCCCGGCCGGACTTCCCGTAAATAACATATACGTTCGATGAAACATAGCCGCCCATCGCCCGGTTTATGAAGTCGAATTTACTGAGCCAGATCCGGAAAGACTCGCCAGCCTTGCGGTTTTCGTATTCGGCTTTGAATTTGTCGGTATCTTTTTTGATGTCGGTACCGATAGAACTACGAACGTTTGTTCTTATTTTAAGACTTTCGACTTTTTCCGTCAACCATGAAAATAATTCTTCCGGATTATCTTGCGCTTGGCTAAACCGGTCCGGAAGCTCCTTTTCCGCGATATCAACGAACTCTCGCAACGCAGCCTGTTTCCGTAGTTTTTCCGCAAGGTAATCGTAATTGGCCTCGATATTAAAATCCGGCTGGAAGTCCGGAACCTCATTCGCTACCATTTCGGCCGTCGGTGCCTGGCCTCCGTGTTTCTCCGCATATTCCGTGATGTATCGGAGTGCCTTGCGTTCGCCTTCCGTCGGCAGATCCTCCGCGGTAATATTAAAGCGCAGCAGCGCGTTCGGATCGTTCTGCTCGATCACTTTCGATAGCATTAAAACACCGTAGTTCATCCGCGATCCCTCCTCACTCTCTTAACGTAAATCACTCGGACGCCTCTTTTCGCCTGCTCTGCGATTTCGATTCGAATACGGAAGAAGTCGGCGGCTTTGCCGAACATATCCGAAATGTAATTCGCAGCGACACCGATGTAATAAAACGCCCAATCTAGCGCAGCAAACGTCCACTTTAACGGATAGAGTAGGCGGTACATCACCGCTTGACCTCCCGCTTTAATTTCGCCTTAGCTTCGTCCTGCTTCGCCTTGTATTACTCGTCGCCGTACATCGCTTCCAGACGTTTGTAATCGTTTAACTCGTCGAGCAGCTCATCGATTTTCTTCGTTTTCTTTTTCGCCATATCATCCCACGCCTTTTCTAGTCCTTCGCTAAGCTTAGCTACGGTATCGGCATACGGTAATTCCGGAAGAAATTCCGCAAAGTGAAACGCCGTTCCCTCCGGCTCCGGATAGTTTTCGTAATCAACTCCGTCAAGATATTCGTCAACAAACTGACTGCGGCAGACTAGGCGGATATCGTTCGCATCAGCGAGAATCCATTCGCCATGTATTGCGTCTGTCAGATCGAACTCAACGTAAGTAGAAACGCCGGTATCATCCGTTTCCTTAACGTCCCGACGCGCATCCACGAAGAAAATGCGGTCAGGATATCCGTCTACTGCGACTAGGTCTCCGAAAGTGATTTCGGCTTTCATGATCGACCACTCCCGTAATAAACGATCGATATTTTTAACCCATGCTCCCTTGCGAGATCGATCATATGCTTAGTTCCTCGGCTCTTCCCGTCCCAAAACGCCACGAGTGCGTCAGCTTCTTTCGCCATCTCCTTATTACGAATATATCCCGCAGCCTTTCCGAATCTATCCCAATCGGCCGGGTGCTCACTTACCCTATATCCGCGTTCGTCAGCGTATCTTTCTCCGAGAGCATCGGCTCCCCTTGCCTTTCCGGAAACGATTATAATTTCTTCGTCCTGTCTATTTCGCAAAACTGAGTCCATCTTTTGGCGCAATAATTCGTAGTTATTGAAATCGCGTCCGCCGGCAATAATCACTTTAATCATCTCCGTAGCCCCCTTTTCGATTCACCTTCGAATCCATGCACTATACATAAGTCGCGAATTCTATCGTAAATACGGTGCTCGCCGAACACGCCCGGCAAACGTTCAATCGAAATGTTGCTCGTATAGATTGTCGGCAACTGATTCGTCACTCTCGCGTTAATTATGCCGTGTAAATCACCGCGAAATCCGTCCGTTACGTTCCGTACACCAATGTCGTCCAGAACCGCAAAGGGCGCCGTCTTAGCCGCTTCTAGCGCGCGGTAGTAACGGGTGGCGGCGGGCTCTGCGACCGAGTCCGGAACACGCGGCCGATTGAATTCGTTATAATCGTCTTGCCATTCGTTCACATCGAGGAAATAGGCCGGACGCAGTGACGGCGTTAAACCTCTCCGCAAAGATCCGCTGTAATGGACGCGCAGCCATTCGTTAAGGAGCGCCGCTGCTGTCGTCGTCTTTCCGGTGCCGGAGTTCGCGCTGAAGAGATACAACGACTTGATACGGTCAGCCGGTTCGATATAGCCTTCCGTTTGCTCAAACTGACGCTCGAACGTCTTGACGTAGTTTTCAACCGATTTATATATCGCTGGCTGATCCGCTCTGGCTGGCGAATTGGCAAGCGTTGTCAGTCGATATTCTCGCGGTAAGCCTGCCGCCGCTGACCGCCCGCCGTTTCCTGTCGCGCCGTGTAGTGCGATGAAGTGCGGGCATCGGCGGTTACAGGCGGACGTGCCGGCCGCTTTGCATCCGGTAGCCAGGACGCAGTTTCTTTCGTTAGTCAATGGCGTTCACTCCTTTCGTTAGTTCTCGATTACGTTTACTACGTGGATATTTCCGTTGTGTTTGTCTACGAGGAGATATACGGTGTACTCATCCCCTTTTACGACGTGTAGCATACCTTCGACGAAATCGAGATCAGTCGTTACTCTTGCTGGATCGTATGTCATTCGCCCACCCCCGTCCGGCTGTCATCGACGATTTTTAAGAACGACTCTTCTCCGTATTCATCAATCCCTTCCGTTACTGTAGGTAAATAATCGAATCCTCCATCCTCATAAAAAACCTTATCCTCGTTTACATCCACGATTTTTCCGTAATAATCCGCGACCTCATTAATTTCGAAACTACCGACAACATCCCCCACACGAACCTCAGTCGGCTGCGGTGCGTTAAGATATTCGTCAGGTACTTCGAGTCCAAGTGCACGATGAAGAGCGATGGCTTCTCCGATATGGACGTTGAAGCAGTCGTCTGGTGCGGCCTTGGCGATTCCTCTGCGGACTATGTTCGTACATCCTCTCAGCTTTCTCAAAACCACGACGGTTCTTTTTTCGGTGTTTACGATGAATTCGTGATCATGTCCGATGTCTCTTTTGAGTAAACCCGATACATCCGCCTTCGCCTGCTCAACGATTTCATCTCGACGTTCTTGTGCGGTCTTTTCCTGCGGCCGCATATAAGTCGCATCCATGTCCGCATCGAATTTTCCTTGCTTATAACCTTCGCCATAAGAGCGCAGTCTGATCGCCCTCATAACCGCTTCTCCATGTGCGATTAGCTCATCGTATCCCATTGCGTCCAAATCAATTTTCATTCCGTCAGCCTCCTCGTTTTTAACTTCGTTATTGATGATAACTTCGTATTGCTCGTCGCTTAAATACTCAGGTAGTTTTCCTAAAACTACCCTTACAAACACTCCAGAATAGTCTCTTTCTATAGGGCTATTAGAGAAAGTACCAACAACCTCAGCCTTCTCGTATGGAAGTATATACGTATTTAGTTCAGGGGGATCGATAACTAGAACCTTCTCACCAACTTTGGCCGGACGCTTTTCTGTGACGATGAGTTCAGCGTCTTCTTTAGCTACTAAACAACCATCAATACTTCCGTTATATACCACATAGTCGGCGTTGTCTTCCCGTGCGACTTCGAAAACTTCACCAATCTTATCTGTGTACCAGTACCTAGATCCACTTGCTTTCTTAATCCGCACATACTTTTTCGTTTTAGCCATTCCGTAACCACCCTTCAGCCGTTTTAATCGCTATTTCTGCATGTTGCAACGTCAAAGGTTCCGCACCTTCATCCGTCATAAACAGCGCATGACCGACTCTTCCGCGCTCTTTGTACCACATCATAACGATATAGCCCCCGTACCCTTCGTAAGTTGCCGGCGCATAATTGTCGCTTAAAGGCACGTACCCTATTGAACCGCAAGAATCATCGTCACGATCAGAATTCCCGAGTCCCTCCGATAACCTACGTAATTTACTCATCGTTGCGCAGTTCCAATTCTTTGGCGAAAATACGCCATTTTCGAAAGCACAAACCGGATCTGATCCTTCCCACGTTTTTCCGCGTTCTTTACACAATCTACATGCCATCTCGCAATCCCTCCGTTTAATAAAAGTCGTCGCCGATTTCCGCCTGCTGCTTCCGCCTTTGTTGCGCCGCTTCTTCGGCCCTGATTTCCGCCACTGCCCGCTGCAAATTCCGTCCCATATACGTCTGCATAAATCCGAAGCTGATACCCGGCCATTCTGCCGTAGGCCTGTATTCCGCAAAGCACAGATCGATGAATCGCTTCGTTGCTTCCGGCCCGTATTCGCCCGGCTTCCGCTTCGTTCCGACCCAGCGCCCGAGCATTCCCGCTTCCGCCTTCCATGGTTCGCGAGTAGGCATCGGAACGTAAGGGACGCCGTACAGCCGCTCATGCTCCGCTTTTAAATACGCCTGGAAGTCGCGTACATTCCACTTAAATACCGGTTTATCTGTCGTCGGCATTTTCGTCACCTTCTTCGTCATTGATCCCGGCTATTTGGACTCCGAGAGCATCCAACGTTCTACGGACTGATCGCTTCATGAGCAAGTACTTGCCTTTGTCCTCATGGAACTGTGCTCGATCGTACCCATCGCAGAGTTTCTCGTAATATTCCCGCACCTTCTCCTCCGGCGTCTTTTCGACTTCATATCCGTTGATTAATGCGGCTGCGAGCGTCATGATGTCGATAGTATTAATTCCGGAATATTCATCTCCAAAATGACAACAGTGCACTTTAGCAGTAAGCAGTTCTTCTTTTGTCCCCACCTCTAAAAACGCCTCTATCGAATCCGACTGATCCTTCGTAATTACCGGCTTTTTAATTTCGCTCATCTATTCGTCCTCCTCTAACGCTTCGAGTTCTTCTTCTAATTCGCGAATCTCTTCTAACAACCCGTCAATCTCGACATGTAAATGCTGAATATCCTCGATGATTTCATCACGTCTTGTCATCTTAGCGCCTCCTTTGCGTGTAAATTTATTTCGTATAGCTCAGTAATCGGAACTAAATCGACTGGTTCTTCGGGAAGCTCCGACTTCGATTGGATTAACTTCAGCGCCTTCTTCAGCCGCTCGTTTTCCGCAATCAATCCGGCAAGGGCACAACGCAGGTCTGCGATTTCTTTAGCTTCCGGAAACAGATCGAACGTCGTCAACTCACGCTCTGATCCGTCTTCCTCCTTGATAAAAACGCCGCCCTCTCCCGGAGCAACCTCCCGCACCTCAATGCCGAGTTCCTTAGCGACCTTGATAATGTGGTCTATATCGAATTTTGGAACGATCATTTTAACGCCTCCATTCCGTGTATTTTCGCCCTTCCAACGTCAGCCCTTACGATTACCCTCGAGCGTCAGCAAAGCCGCTAATTCCCCGCGAAATTCCCGTATAATTCGTGCGAGCTCTTCCAGCGTCTTGGCGTCCGATAGTTTTACACGCCGATCCATGACGAACATGATTGCGCGATCAACGGATGAGAAGTACGCGATCTCCCGCCAACGTGCGATCGGTGACGGATCAAGATCGGGATTTTCGGCTAGCCGCTTCGGCCAGTTCGGCGCTTTCGTTGGATCGGTGAAATAGCGTTCATTGACGATGATATTGCGTTCGTCTGACGTGAGTTTGTAATCGGGGGATAGCGTGATGTTAATCGTCATGAGTTTCGTCATCTCCTTCGTTATCTGTTTTTAAAAACTTCGGTTACTGCACCGTTCTTATAGAAGATTCGAGCATCGGGCGTCGTCCATCCGTATTCGTCCGCTAGGAATTGAGCGTACTGTTCGACATTTTCGAAGGATACCTTTCCGGAGTAACTTCGGAATATATAATCGGACCAAGTTGGCGCAGTGTGGATCGGGTAATTACCGTATCGCGCCTTCCATTCCTCCTCTTTTTCAGGCGAAGCTATATTCGAGTAAACCCCTGCTTCCCATCCTTTTTTGTTAATACGATCTAAATCGACTGGGTCTGCGATTCCCCAACGATCTCCACAACAGTCGCAGTCAATACCTTCGCTTACTCCGTTCCAATAGACGCCAAGGCCTTCTGCAATTGTGTCCGCTTCTTCGTAAGAATTCGCCTCAATGAAGATCCGGTGACAAAGTTTATCATTCGTAAGGAAAGACCCACCGCTATTGTTCTGTGTATATTCGTAAAAAGCCATACTATCGTACTCCCTTCGTTATTATTAAAACCTAGCAATCGTTCGCATACGCTCACTCTTGCAGATGTTATTAATCGCGATATATCTTTTATTAAAAATATCCGCGCGAATGTATATGAGCGCTATTATTAGTTTAGATAAATAAGTATAGTTAAATGAGTTTAGTTCGTCTTCAAACTGTGAAGTAGGTCACTTCAAGTCATGAAGGGGGTTACTATCGTTTTTTGAAGTGCCGGAGTAAAACCACTCCGCCGGCTCCCACAACGTATACTCATTCGACGTCTGCCCGTTCTCTGTTTTGCGCTCGGTAATATCGATTAATTCGAGTTCCTTTAGTCGACGCAATGCTGCCCGAACTGTATTCGAAGAGCATCGACATTTGTCTGCGATAGTCTGTACGCTTGGATGCGATTTCTTACTCGTGTTGTCTGCGTAAAAACACAAGATCGAATATACGAGTTTCTGTATCGGCTTATCTAAATACGTCTCGTCTTCGAGGACCGCTTTCGTAACGCGGACGAACCTGTGGTCGTGGAAATCAATCGGTCGCTTTTCGTTTGTCATCCGTTTATCACCCCGCAATCTCTTTCGTAATGATCTCCGGAAATTCTAGGTAGTCATCGAAGAACAGACGTCCATTTGCGTCTACAAAAGCGTTGCTGCCGACTGTATTCGAATACCTCAACGTAATACTCCTTTTATGCGGAAGATCGCGCCATACTAGATACGCCGTTTTTCCGGAGTAAAAGTCGTGTAGCGCGAGGATGTCGAAATCGTCCTTACTATAGTGTTTACTCGAAGCGCTTGGACGGGTGATATCGAATTTTACCTTTTCACCGTCTTCAGAACGTGCGCTCTTAACTTGGACGCGATAAGCCTTTCCGTCCTTCTCAACGAGCACGTCGCATTCCGTATTCCCCATCGTAGGTAAGTACGGCTCGTAGCCCTTCAATATAAGATCGCTTACTACGATCATTTCCGCCGCTGCTCCCGTAATCCTCATTCTCGGTAATATGACAACCGCCTCCTTTGCGTTAGTAACTCCCCGCTGTAGCCTTCATGAAATAATACCCGCGACTTTTCAAAACCGCACAATAAATTCGAAATTTTTCCGCCTTCACTTATAACTGCGCAACGACTTTCCGAAATGGACACCGTTTTTAAAATTTTGCTGTCATAAATAGATGCGGAGTCACTTTCGGAATGGCACACGTTTTTCTTCGTTCATTATTAGTTGCGAATAAACTTTCCGGATCGGACAGCGTTTTAGACAAAAAAATAGACGCACTCAATCGTACGTCTACGTCACACTAGCATTAATTTCCGCTTATATTATAGATAAAAAACGTCACAGTGACGTCACACCGGCATCACACACCGGTCACACATCGATCACAAACCTTCGCTTCATCTGCCCGCATCATCACCGATTATCAATCGTCTCCGGATACAGATCATGGTTCATCATCCGATACTCGGCCATTTTTTCATACTTTGTGCCGGGCTTGCCGTAGTTGGTGTACGGGTCGATCGAGATTCCGCCCCTCGGCGTGAATTTGCCCCAGACTTCGATGTAGCGCGGGTCCATCAGCTCAATTAAATCGTTCATGATGATGTTCATGCAGTCTTCGTGAAAATCGCCGTGGTTTCGGAAACTGAAGAGATACAGTTTCAAAGACTTGCTTTCTACCATTTTTTTATCAGGGATGTAGCTGATGTAGATCGTGGCAAAATCGGGCTGTCCGGTTTTCGGGCACAGCGATGTGAATTCAGGGCAGTTGAATTTCACGAAATAGTCCCTGTTTTCGTGTTTATTCGGGAAAGACTCAAGCACTTCCGGAGAATAGTCAAACAAATAATTGGTGCCTTGATTTCCAAGAAGGGTTACGCCTTCCAGTTCTGAATCTTTTCTTGTCGTCATCATTCATCTTCCTTTCTTAAATCAAACACCCCGTTTGTTTCCCCAGATCAGGGTGTGGAGCTGCGGGAGAACGCGGACGCGGTTCAATTCAGGGTCGCGCGTGACCGCTTCTACCAGCTGTTCATATTTTTGGAGCAGCCGTTCGACGAGCCGCTCTTGGTCTTCTGTATGAACGTCATCATTTCCGACCTGAAGAAAAAACGGGATATCGGGATAACGCTGGTGAACTTGTTTTGCAAATTGAAGGTCGTCCGCCGTGAAAATGACGACCTTCAAACTTGCCGCAGCCGCCCGGCCGTGTTCCTTCAGCCTGTCAACAATATGATCAAGCCTGTTAAAATCGGTTTTCATATTGGAGCTCGGCGGCTTTGGCGAAATTGTTAAATCATCGATTCCGGTAAACCAGTCTTGATAAAACGTTCCTTGCGTCTCAAGCGCTGTCCGTATACCGTTTTCTTTTAAAAGGGAAATCAGTCCGTCCAGCTGTTTTAAAAGCGCCGGGTTGCCTCCTGAAATCGTAACGTGCGAGAATGCGTTTCCGCCGATGTCTTTAAGAGATTCGTACACTTCTTCCGCGGTCATCCATTTGATGTCTTTTTTCGCCGAACCGTCCCAGGTAAAAGCTGAATCGCACCAGCTGCACGAATAGTCACAGCCGGCTGTTCTGACAAACATCGTCTTTTGGCCGATGACCAT